ATGGCCACTATCGAGCAGCGCCCCAACGGGGCATGGCGGACCAAAATCCGCCGAAAAGGATATCCGACTCTCTCCGCGACCTTCGACACCAAGGCCGAGGCCCAGCGCTGGGCGGCCGAGATCGAAGGCGACATGTCGCGCGCCAGGTTCGTCGACATGCGCGAGGCGGAGAGCACGACCTTGGAAGAGGCCCTTGATCGCTACTCTCGCGAGGTGACCTCGGCCAAGAAGGGCGCCAAGCAGGAGATGACCCGCATCGCCAAGTGGAAGAAGCACAAGCTGGCGAAGAAGGGCCTGGCCGCGATCCGGTCAAGCGATATGGCTGCGTATAGGGATGATGAGCTCAAGGAAGGGAAGTCCACCGCGACGGTCAAGCTCGACCTAGCGGTGATCAGCCACCTTTATACAGTGGCCATCAAGGACTGGGGTATTGAGGGGCTGAGCAACCCAGTGGCTCGGCTGAGGATGCCGAAGGGGGCGAAGTCGCGCGATCGGCGGCCGACTGCCCAGGAACTGAAGGATGTGATCAAGGCAGCAGGCGATATCCATGCTGAGATGCCGGCGATCATCGGTATTGCGGTAGAGACGGCGATGCGCCGTAGCGAACTGCTGACGCTCCGTCGCGAGAACGTCAAAGCGAAGCACGTGATTCTGGAAGACACCAAGAACGGTACCCGCCGACTGGTCCCGCTGTCTGTCCGTGCGCGCAACCTGCTCGAGTCGCTGCCGGCGCGACTGGATGGCAAAGTCTTTTCTCTGGTCCCGCACTCGGTCAGCCAGTACTTCACCCGGGCCTGCCGGGCGGCCAACGTCGAAGACCTGCATTTCCACGACCTCCGTCATGAAGGCACGTCGAGGCTGTTCGAAAAAGGCCTCTCCATGATGGAAGTCAGCACAATCACGGGGCACAAGTCCTTGAGCATGCTCAAGCGCTATACGCATCTGTGCCCCGATACCCTGGCTGACAAGCTCGGTTAACGCACGCTGGCGAGCGTCGGGGGCGCCTGGCGCTTCCGACCGGGCCGTGCCGGCGTGTGCAGTCCGCTCTCGCACTCCTGCAAAAACTGACGCACCGTGCTGACCCGCCAGCATATCCGGCTGCCCTGCTTGAAGAATGGCGGCAGCCAGGATGCCCCGGCCTGCCGGGCGCTGCGGATGGCGGATTCGGACCGGCCGAGGAGCTTGGCCAGTTCGGGGATGTGGATGATTTCTGGTTCCATGTAGGGCTCCTGCCGCACCCGGCGGCATCAGTAGGATGCGACGATCTTTTTGCGCTGCTCGTGCAGCTCGTTCTCTCTGGCCAGCTGCGCCTCACGGTCAGCGAGCCACTTCCTGGCTTTGTCTTGAGCGGCCTTGGCGCTGGTGAACAGCTTCGGCCTCGGGTGCTTCACGCCTTTGCTGTCCATGCAGAACAGCCCTTTGCGCACGATGGTGACCTCCCTGACGGCGAAGTCCTCGCCCAGGGTGTAGGCCTTGAATGGGATGGTCATGGGTGATCCTCAGGCCAAGAAGTGATGCCCGACCTTCGCCACGCGGGCGGCTTCCTCGGTGCGGAACATGAGCTGGGTTTTGCTGGTGCTGCCCCAGGCGTTGTATTCGACATCGACCCACCAGGCGCCGAACTTGCGGTACGGCTCGCCGAGGATCTTGGTGACGTAGCAGTCGATCTGGTTCATGGATGGCTCCTGGCTCAGCCCCAGTTGAGTTTCGTGGGCATGGGAGGAATTGTTTCGAGTGTGGCCAAGTCGAGCAGGGTGAAGAACCCGCCGTCCTGCGGCCTCCATCCCATGGTGTCGATGTGGATGACATTGCCGAGCGCCGCCGGCTTGTGCAGTGGGGTGTGTCCAACCACCAGCGCCCGCAGGCCGCGCACGCCTTCGGTCTCGCCAAGTTCAATGCGGCTGCGCGACCACATGCAGGTGTTCTGCGTAAGTCGAAGCTGCTTGGCTGTTTCCGGCTCCTCGAGCGCGGCCCGCAACTGGTCCCAGGACGGGAATGGGCAGTCAGCGTGCACGACACCGACTAAGCCACCGGGTGTCTCCACCTCGATGGCGATTGGCAACTCGCGGAACTGGCCGGCAAACTCGCGCTGCTCATCCCAGGCCAGGCCGGCGAACCAGGCGCCGCCGTTGTACACCCAGTTGTCTACGTCGCAGGTGTCGAACCGGCAGACGTAGTCGTCGTGGTTGCCGCGCACCGGGTGGAACCAGGGCTTGGCCAGCCATTCGAGCACGTCGCGGCACTCGGGCCCACGGTCGACCAGATCACCAACGCTGAACAGGCGGTCAACTGCCGGGTTGAATCCGGCTGCATCCAGGGCAGCCTGCAGCCGGGTGAAGTGCCCGTGGATATCGCCGACCGCGAAATCGCGGCCAGCCGTGTTTGCGGCGAAGCGCTTGATGCGCACCACCTCGATGTTTTCGAGCATGCAGAATCCTCGCCCGCGCATGTCGGCGGGCTTGAGTAGTTGGTGGAGGGGTTAGGCTGGAATCAGCCGCAGCGGACGCGCGGCGAGTGGAACGCCTGCGGACGAGCTGGGCGGACAGCCTCGAAGTAGAGGTTCCACATGTCGTCCCAGGCTTCCTTCATGGTGGCGCCCTGGCCGGTGCAGCCCATTCGCCGGCACCACCAGGAGCCGTTCCAGTAGGTCATTCGCGCTTTCACGGCATCAGCTCCTTCGGCACCTGGACGGTATCGCCGAGCTTGGTGAGGACGAGGGTGCGGCAGAAGGCAACCAATGCGGTTGGCCCGTAAAGCCAAATGCCGGCGCCTTCCGGGCCTGCGCTGTATTGGCAGCTGTTGTCCTCCAGGTGCGGGTTGTGATGGGCGCTGCCCTTGTACTTGTCGATCAACGGGCCGCCGCAGTGCCAGCAGCTTGAAGGGGTGAAGCTCGATTGGTCGTCACCTCCTACGCTGAGAGCCAGAGAGCCGAACAGTGCGAAGGGCTTTGGGGGCTCTTCCTTCCGGGGCGACAGCATGATGGTGCTGATGCCCTCAACCTGCGCCACCGCCCAATCCAGCGCCGCGCCGACCAGGTTGGATACCCTCACTTCGATCAGGTCGGTCATGGCTGCACCTGCGCCGGGTAGGGCGGTTGGGTTGAGATGGACAACGAGCCGACCAGCGGAAGCCGCGCCCAGGCGCCAAAGTGGCCATGGCCAACGAAGTACTTGGTACCTGCCGCCATGGATGGCCCGAAGGCCGGAAGGCACAGCGCTTTCTTTGGCTTACGCCACCAGATCGCCCACCGCCAGTAGCCGCACTTCAGCTCCCAGCTCAAGATCACAGCTTGGTCTTTCGCGCCGTAGCACCACTTCAGTCCGATAAAGAGCCTTCCAATTTTCACAGTTGATACCTCTCATCAATCCAGCGCCCAGGCGCCAGAGCGGGTGTAGGTTCGGGTTGTGTTTCGTGCGGGGAGAGCTGGCGCTGGCTGTCGGCCTGCAGCTGGCTGTCGGGGATGCAGCTGATGCCGACCCCATTGAGCAGGTAGCAGGTGACGCCGCGCTGGCTGTCGTGCTGCACGTCGATGACGTTCTCGTTCGCGCTGGCGCCGGTGGCCAGCAGCAGGAGGCAGAGGGCGAGGCGGGTCATGACTTGAGCGCCTCCATACCCTGGTCGATCGCGCGGTCTAGCGCGTCGTTGGCAAGGATGTCCTCATGCTCGGCGTAGCCGCAGATGATGGGCGGCATGTTGTATTCGCTGCCGAGATCTTCCTGGCCGTCCGGGTCACGCAGCCAGCGGTACCGCGCTGCGTCAGATCGGAGGGCGCGGACTTCTGCAATCAGGGCCAACATGACGGCAGGCCGGGCGGCGCGGTAGTAGGCCTCTGCGTGAACGTGTGGCTCGCCGATCCCGTAGAACTGCACGCCCAATGCCACTCCGTCGTAGTTCAGGTAGTCGGCCGTCAGCTCGACGGAGCCTTCACCGCCACACCCAGGGCATTCCATCCAGCCTTCTTCGGCCCCGCCGACTTGGGCGCTGACGAAGTCTTGCGGCGTTGCGGCCTTGGCTGCTGCCTCGATGGCGTCGAGGTCCAACTCAATTTTTTCGGACACAGGGATTCCTTGGCCGCCATATCGCGGCAGTGAATAGAGGGGAGAGGGGTTAGGAACAGCGGTACTAGCCAATTATCTGATTCAGATCATTAATCATGCAGATGCGGCTTCGAGCTGCTGCGGTTAGGCTATGTTGGGTTAACGCACACAACTAAAGTCGTAGGAGGACGGCATGAGAATTCGCGGTGATGTTTTTTGGTCTTGGGCTGACCCGACGCTTCACCATAGGACTCATGACGAAACACTCGACGATGGAACGCTCATAAATGTCCAGGTGCGGCTGTCGCGGATAGGCAATACGCAAATGTTTATTGGGGTCTATGCGCCTTCAGGCATGCCCTTGCATGAAGAGGCCTTTGACTCTCGCCCTGGCGAATCGATGACCAGAGCAATGGCGTGGGGCGTTGGCCTTGCTCGCCGGGTTGCTACTGAGGGTGCCCGGAGCACGCCTCGTGCTGCGACCTGCTCGAAATAGAGGGGAGAGGGGTTACAGCTGGGTGTTGATGCGGGAGAAGGTGAAGCCCTTGTGAGTTCGCCGCCGACCCTTCAGGCAGGATGTGACAACAGAAGGGTTCATGCCGATGGCGATCAGGTCTCGATGCCCGCGCAGCATGAGACCGAAGCCGCCGCGCTCTGCCTGAACCCAGCCCTTGTGGGTTCGGCTCTGCAGGCCGGTGCCGTAAACCCTCAATCCCGTTTCAATCGCGTGCCTGACGTTTTCAGATATCGTGCACCACTCAAGGTTCTCGATGCGGTTGTCCGACTTGACCCCATTGAGGTGATTCACCTGAGGAAGGTCAGACTCGCCAAGAAAGGCACAAGCCACCAGCCGATGAACTGTTCGCTGCTTTCGAGTCACGCATACGAGGAGGTATCCATCTTTGTTTGGCTTCTGCTTGAGGATTCGCGGCTGCTTAACCCCAGCAACAATCCGCGCACGAATGAATGATCGAATGCGACCGAGGCTGCTGGCCTCATAACCTGGGAAGCCTGGTATTGGCTCCCAGCGTTCAGCGCTGATAGCGTTCATGACTGGCGCTCCAGAGCAGCACGGGCAACGGTGCCATCTTCGATGAAATCCGGTTCCTCACCACACCAGAGAATGTTCAGCGGCTCGCCGCTCACTGTGTCCCAATTCCCGCTTTCGAAGTGGTAGTGCTCCCGGTCAGCGTAGAACTTCAAGGCAGCGCGCAGCCGCTCAACCTCAGCACGCAGATTGCAGATCTTCTTCCAGTGCTTGGATATGCCCTCCCGGTACCACTCAATTGAGTGTTGGAAATTGGGTTCGCCCATGAAGGTAGCGCCCTCCGCTGCAACTGGCTCGCCCTGGCGCTGCTCGGCAGGTGCTGCGCCGGACATCGGCCCCAAGCCAACAATCGGCAGCCCAGTCGCCGCCGCATCCCTCTCTGCCTCTTCTTTGGTCCACCAGAAGGCAGTACCAACCATCCAGGCTATTGGCTCTGGGTGGGGCTGCGGGGCTGCCATGGCTTGGATGATGTTCAGCAGATCATGGCGCTCAAGTTCATCGCAGTCGCCCAGGCACAGGCGATCGCAAATGTCGCGTGTGCACTGCGCATCGTCCTCGGTCAGCTCTTCGGAGCTGCCAACCCAACCGCAACGGCGGCATTGGGCGGGGTAGTAACGTCCAACCAGCGGCTCCAGGCCAATGTATGGCGGCACGCTGACCATCTCTGTGTTGCTGGATCGGTTTTCTGTGGGCATGGGATACCTCAGTGAGAATGGGCTGATGGCAGGGCGCGCTCGGACTCGATGAAGCCAGTACTCGGGGCCTCTCCATCCGTTGCGGCGATGAATGCAACTTCGACCTTTGCCGAGTCCACCAGTACCTTGGCAACATCGGCAATAGCCTTGGCGCGGTCGATGTCCATTGGGTCGTCTTTGTCCTGCAGGGCCTCCAGCGTGGCGAACAGGTGGTTACGCAGATCGGTCATCTTGTTTTTCACTGGCGGCCTCGCTGATCGCTCTCTTGAGCTTGCTGAGTTGGCGGATGGTTGACTTGAGCTCGGGCGGGTACCGATGGATGGTGTTGCGGCGCATGTTCTCTGCACGGCTAACCAGTTCAAGGTTGTCGAGGTCGATGTGTTGCGGGTTGCGGTCTTTGAAAACGACCAGGTGGCCTTGAGGGATCTCACCGTGGGCTTCTTCCCAAAGCAGTGAGTGCACCGACTTCCAGCGGCGATACGACGGGCCGTCATCGCATACTTTCCGCTGTCGTATGCCGTCCTCGGTGACGCGCTCCGTGCCCACTGGCAGCCATGTGTGAGGCTTGTTCCCCTTGCGGAACTGAGTAGCCTCGCCACCGATCTGTAGGCCCTTCAACCCCTTGTTCCATGGGTCTTGTCCAGGCTTGAATCGATACTCCAGCCCTGGGCTGTCCTCCCGCCGCAGGCGGCATGCATGCTCGCTGGCGAGATACTCGGCGCTTCGAGCAAGCCCCAAGGCATGAGCCTTGTTGTATATGGCGTGGTCGGGGCGATTGAATGTGCGGACCAGGTCCGGCATTGGGGTATCGGGGTACAGCGCCCGGAGCCTGGCCACCTCCGCGTCTGTCCAAAATCTACGCGACGGCTCGGGCAAGGCCTTCACAAGCCGTCGCCTTGCGTCTTGCAAGGCCTGCAGGGCGATTGGGTTCATGGTTGATCCTCGCCGGGGAGGCGTTATCGTTGAATAGGGGAAGGCGCTGGCGTGCAGCGCTATCGCTTCGGGTAGGTTTGAGTCAACGCGCCATTGACCACATGGCCGCGCCGCAGCACCAGGTTGGCCAGTGCTGCGCGATCCTTCTGGCTATGGCTGGCCTGGCCAAGCAGGCCGAAGTAGCTGTTTGCCGTATCGCGCAGGTTCTCTGCTGGTGCTGCAGCTGTGCGCTTCATTGCCTGGGCCACCGACTTCTTGCGAGTGGTGCGGCGCCAGGGCTTGATCACATGCCCGACGAAATCCACACCACGATCAATCGGTTGCAGGATGGTCTTCGACGGGTTGAGCCTTACACCAAGGCTTGGCAGGAAGTCTTCGATCTGCCTGAGCCAGTCGTTCAGCTGCTGTGGCGATTCATGCAGCAGCACGAAGTCATCGACATATCGGATGTAGTGCTTGGCCTTGAGCGTGTGCTTGCAGAACTTGTCCAGGGCGTCGAGGTAGACGTTGGCGAAGAACTGCGACGACAGGTTCCCGATGGGCAGGCCGAGGTACGACGGCTGCGCAGTGAGGCGCTTGTGCTGCGGCACCCGGTTGAACAGGTGCGCCGGGCTTCGCTCGACGTAGTTCTCTCGCGGGTCGTGCATCAACACCTGAAGGGCCAGCTGCCGGAGCCATGGGTCGTCGATTCGGCTGGCCAGCTGCCGGCCCAGCACGCGCTTGTCTATCGACACGAAGAAGTTGGCCAGGTCGCACTTGAGGTGGAAGCCGGGCCGCGACCAGTTGTGCGTCTGGCTGCGGATCTTCGCTTCCATCCGTTTACCGGCGTACAGCGTGCCGCGCCCTGGGATACAGGCGCAGCTGTCCGCTATGAAGCTGCGCTCGATGGCGGGGCCGATGCGGTTGTACAGCAGGTGGTGCACGATGCGGTCGCGAAAGTCGGCAGCCCACACCTCGCGGGCCTTTGGCCTGGTGACCACAAAGCAGATTGAGCGACCCGGCCGGTAGGTGCCGGCCTGGAGCTCGTCGAATAGGTCGAGGAGATTGATCTCCATGTCCACTTCGAAGCGTCGTGCACTTGCGGTGTTCCGCTTGTGCCGTCGGCAGTCGTAGTAGGCCTGAGCCAATTCCTCGAAGGTGAAGCTCGCAACGAGTGAATCTGCGGACGGGGCGGACGAGGAACTCGTTGTTCTTGTGGTTGTTGTTGAGCCAGCCATCCTCAAAGTCCATGTTGTAGGCGTTGTTGGCGGAGCGCTGCGACCTATCGTGCTATCTACGTCGCCAGGACGATTACTCAGCCTGGAGACTGCGCCGGACCTACCAGCATTCGGTGGCGGTATCCGTGCTGCGCATGGCGGTGATCACAGATCAGCGGCACGACCAGATTCAGCGTGCGGGCAGGAGGGCCGTAACCCTCAAGCAGCGGACGCGGTTGCGGATTTCTTCCAGGCGTTCGCCTGGCGGCCTACTGAGGCCGTGAGCTTCATTGCCTTGGCGTGCTGGCCTTTGCTGATCAGGCCCTTGTTGGTGAGGGCGCGCAGCAGGTAGTTCAGCATCCAGACGCTTTCAAGCAGGAGGTTCAGGTGAGGCAGCTTGTCTCTGGCCATGTTGGCGCGGCCGATCAGCACCAGGGCTTGCAGGCATTCGTCCCGGATCTTCGAACCGACGACCTGCTTGAGGTCGCGCGGGATGTTTCGAACCAGGTCGAGTGAAAGGCCGAGAAGCTCTTCGGCCACCTTGTGAATCTCAAGCTCTGTGTGCAGGGCCATCCTGGCCTCCTAAAAGCGAGGGCGCCGAGGCGCCCATGAATGAAGAATTGGATTACGGAATAAATCTGCGGACGGGGCGGACGAGGAACTCGTTGAGCTTGCGGTTGTAGTTGAGCCAGCCACCCTCAAAGTCCATGCTGTAGGCGGTGTTGGCGGAGCGCTGCGAAGACGACCAGTGATAGGCCTTATCGAACAGTTCGGGCACGTTCGCCTCGGCCACCTGCAGTTCGCGGCGAGCAGGCAGGTAGAAGTCGTTATGCCCGTCAGCGGTGAGCTCGCTGGCCAGCTTGGCGGCCGGGTGTTCATTGCTGTCGGCCAGCAGCGCCCGGGTATTGGCCAGGCCGTCGCTCATGCTGGTGGCGCCTTCGCATTCCTCGCCACGACCACCCCATTCGGCGCGGATCTGCTCGGTAAGCACCGGCACGATCAGGTAGTAGTCCGGGGCTCCATCCTCGCCGCGAACAAGCCCGGCGTTGTAGCCGCCTTGTCCTGGCCAGTACGAGCCCAAGGCCGGCACGCTGGAAGGCACTGCATCGAGCGCTGCATAGTTCAGCAGGCGGTCGAACTCGCGCTGGATGATTCGGGACGCCACGCCGGCGTCAATGCTGATGCTGACTTGCTCCATGGGGTGCTCCTGAAGGAATTAAGTGCAGGCGGCCGGCGCTTCCCGGCGCGCTTCTGGTCTGATCGTCGTCCTGACGAACCCGGAATCGCCTGCAAAGAAAGGAATGAATGGGTGAATTACTGAAGGATGAGACTGCGGACGGGGCGGACGAGGAACTCGTCGTACTTGTGGCCGTAGTAGAGCCAGCCACCCTCAAAGCCCAAGTAGTAGGCGATGCTGGCGGAGCGCTGCGAAGACGACCAGTGATAGGCCTTATCGAACAGTTCGGGCACGTTCGCCTCGGCCACCTGCAGTTCGCGGCGAGCAGGCAGGTAGAAGTCGTTATGCCCGTCAGCGGTGAGCTCGCTGGCCAGCTTGGCGGCCGGGTGTTCATTGCTGTCGGCCAGCAGCGCCCGGGTATTGGCCAGGCCGTCGCTCATGCTGGTGGCGCCTTCGCATTCCTCGCCACGACCACCCCATTCGGCGCGGATCTGCTCGGTAAGCACCGGCACGATCAGGTAGTAGTCCGGGGCTCCATCCTCGCCGCGAACAAGCCCGGCGTTGTAGCCGCCTTGTCCTGGCCAGTACGAGCCCAAGGCCGGCACGCTGGAAGGCACTGCATCGAGCGCTGCATAGTTCAGCAGGCGGTCGAACTCGCGCTGGATGATTCGGGACGCCACGCCGGCGTCAATGCTGATGCTGACTTGCTCCATGGGGTGCTCCTGAAGGAATTAAGTGCAGGCGGCCGGCGCTTCCCGGCGCGCTTCTGGTCTGATCGTCGTCCTGACGAACCCGGAATCGCCTGCAAAGAAAGGAATGAATGGGTGAATTACTGAAGGATGAGACTGCGGACGGGGCGGACGAGGAACTCGTCGTACTTGTGGCCGTAGTAGAGCCAGCCATCCTCAAAGCCCATGAGGTAGGCGCTGCCGGCGGAGCGCTGCGAACTCAGCCAATGCCAGCGATCTTCGCGCAGGGTCACCAGGCCATCAGCCTTGGCTGCCATTACCAGCTGGCCTTCCAGGCAGGACGGGATGAACGTGCCCAGCTCCAGAGCCTTGGTGGCAATCACGCTGCCGGCCTCGGCCATTGCGCGCGTATTCGCCTCGCCGTCGCTGTAGCTGTCGGCGCCTTTGATCTCGACGCCGTACTCGCCCCAAACGCCTTCAAACTCATCAGGCATCAGCACCAGGGCGCGCTCTTGGCCGTTCAGCCAGTAGCGGGTAACGAAGACGCCACCGGCCAGCGGCTGGCCGCGCTCAGGCAGGTCGGCGGCGGCGATGGATTGCAGTACAGATTGGGTCATGACTTTCTCCAGGGTGTAGGCCGCCCTCCATGGCTGGTGGCGGTGTAGTGGCAATTTGGTTTGGGATGGGCTATTACGGTGGCTCGGCGTGGTGCCGAAGGGAGTCTTTGATGGAACGATTTACGAACAGCCTGAGAGCCTCTGTAGAAAACCAGGACTGGTATGTAGCGCTTGCAACTGCTCTCACGCTTCCAGATGTTTGCGGGAGGCTAATAAACCCGACCCAAGGAAGCGGAGCAAGATACTCTGCTTGGTTTGATGCTTGGGTCGCCCCAGGCTATACGGCCAACCTTCCTCATATCGGCACGCACTGCTTCCTGACCGGGTCGGACTGCTATGCGCTCAGATGCAGCTACCTTCACGAAGGAGTGGCTGATATCACTCAGCAGCGCGCACGAAGAGCACTCGATGATTTCCATTTCATAATTCCACCCAGGGATGGATGGTCTATTCATAGAAATCAGATAAACAACACACTCCAGCTTCAGGTGGATCAGTTCTGTCTCGACATTGCTGATGCAGTGGACAGATGGTCTGAAAGCGTTAGGGACGATGAAGAAGTACAGGGGAGAATGGGGTCGTTGCTCATGATCCATAATCATGTCCCAGGAATACTGTACTAGGCAAAAACATTTGCAGGTCAGCCTGAATTCGCCAAGAGGATAATGCCACTGTCATCTGGATCGTCGCCAAGCATCAGGTCAGGCGCTCGCAGCTCTCGAGCGATTCGGAACTGGTCGAGTCGTCGCGCCACAAAATCCGACACAACGATTTTGTGGCGCGGCGCACTGAGGAAGTGGCGGGCCGCTTCAGGTCCTAATTCATGGATGCGGTGGATGAGCAGGGTCATGGCCTCGCCGTTTTCTTCGACTTCGGCCCACTGCATGATCTCGGCCAGGGCCTGGCGGGTGCCGGCTCGGGCCCTCATGCGCAGATCTTCTTCGCCGTGTTTCGCAGCCTTGGCCCTGCGCTTCTCGTCACGCTGCTGCTGCGTCAGAGCCATCATCGCCTCCATTGCGCACAAAGCGGGTCCCCGGTGCGTACTCCAGCAGGTCGCACACCCGGTTGATGATCTTGAGCGCGGCGTCGAACACCTTGGCGTCGTCCGGCTCGCGGGCCAGGCGCTTCATGTTCGGCTGGTGCTCCAGGCAGACCTTGTCGACCAGGCGCCGGGCCAGTCTGCGCAGGTGATCGGCGCTGTCGTGCATGCGCAGGCTCAGCGCGAAGGCCAGGGCCACATCATCAGGCCGGTACTGGCCGCCGCTGCGGGTGATGTACAGCTTTCGCACCGGCTTGCGCATCGATGCGTCGAAAAGTGATGCCATGCTCGACCTCCTGCAGGCCGCTTGGGGGAAGGTTGAACTGCTCACGCCGCCTGTGCAGCTGCAGTGATCGGGTGATTCTTCGGTTCATCAGATAGCTCCATGTCGCAGTCGTGCCAGCCTCCAAGCCACCAGGCGCTGTCTACGGTCATTTCGGGGTAGGGCTGGGATGCGCGGCACCGGCCAGCGGCCCGGGCGGTTCGGCCCTGGTAGTAGGGAAGCGGGAAGACCTTCTTGTGCTTTCGCGGTCGCATCGCTACCTCCTGCGCTTTTTGAGCGGGAAGTCGATGCTGAACTTCTTGATGATCCGGCTCATTGTGGAGTGGCCGATCTCAAGCTTCATGCTGGCATTGTTACGCGACAGGCCTGCATCCCGCAGAGCCTGGATGCGCTCAGCAAGCCTGGCATCGCGCTCCTCCATGTCGGGAGTTTCCGTGTGCTTGCCGCGATTGCCCGGCGCAAACGCAAAGCCGTAGCGCTTGGCCATGTCCCACAGCGAGGACTGGGATACCTTGAGTTCCTGTGCGGCTTCCCGACAGGTCATTATCTCTGCCATCTTCGCCACCATGTCGGCGCGGGCCCTGGCCTTTTCCTGCCTGGTACCGTGTTGCACCGGTGGCGGTCCGCGGCGCTTCTTGGGCGCAGGTTCCGGGTGCTTGCGCTGCGGCAGTGGCCGGTAGGTGAAGCCCTCCAGCACGATCAGCTGGCCGCCAGACGCGAAGAAGGCCGCTTTTGCGGCCTCCAGGTCGATTGATTGATTCATGCTCACCTCATGCTGCGATTCCGAGCACGCGATTCATGCGCTCGTCGAGGATTTCGTAGAAGGTCTTCACGCGCTCTGAGAGCTTGCGGATCATCGCCTCGTCCCGGTAGGCGCGCTTCACGAACAGCGGCATGCCTGGCCAGTAGCAGATGAAATCGATCCACTCGCGCTCCGATACCCAAAGGCCGCCTTGGCACTGGGCGACGTGCTCTTTCGGGATCTCGCCGCCCAGGATCACGTCCACCTGCAGCTTCGGCAGCTTGGTCTTGATCTCGGTCAGGCCCTTGTCGCCTACCAGGGCGTCTGGCGAGTAGCCAATACCGTGATTGAGGATGATCCCCACCTGGTGGGTCTGGACGTCCTCGCGGTCGCAGTACAGGACCCGGGCGGTGCCTTCCAGTTCGTGACCGCGCTCGGTGTGACGGTTACCGGTGAACGGGTCAGCTGCCTCGCCGGTAATGCGCTCACCGATCAGCGTGTTCATGTAAGTGAATGCGCCGGCGCCGAAGCCGGCTTCACCCTTGCCGTTGACGAGCAGGCAGTCCAGTTCGCTGCAGGTGATGATGCCCAGGCGCAGGTCCAGCCAGGCTTGGGTTCCTTGCTCAACATCACTGACTATCTGCATTTGCGGCCTCCGCAGCCCTGATGGCTTTGTTCAGTTGTGCGACCAGGATGTCGTGGCGGCCTTTAGGCACGCACTCGGCTGAACCGTATTCGCCGATGAACCAGTCGCGGGTCTTCTGGGTGCAGCGGTCAAGCAGGGCGGTGATGCCGGCAGCCTGCACGCTGGTGACGTTCGCCGTTGGCACGGCTGCATGGCCGTCGTCATCCTCGCCGCGGGTGGTGAGGTTGAGCAGGGCGCTCATGACGTAGCGCTTGCCGTAGCTGGTAGACGATCCAACTGCCTGGACGGCGTTCTTGCTGCCACTGGTGTCGAGCGGCAGGAGCATGGTGGTGCTCTCGCGGTGCCCGGCGCGGTGCATCAGGATGCCGGTGACGCTTAGGCCGGCCGGCACATTCTCGACCTTGAAGGTGATCGCGAAGCCGTGCGTCTGCATGATCGGCTTGATGACGTCGTTGATGTCTTCGAAGGTGGCGTAATCGCTACGCTTCTGGCCGTTCACCACAATGGCGCCGCGCTCGGCGATGCTAGGGATGTCGCTCTGCATGGCCGCCATTGCCGCGTTGAACTCCGCTTCAGCATCACGGGCCTGCATGCGCTCATGCATGGCCATGAGCCGCTCCAGCTTGTCGATGTCGCAGGTTGGGTCGGTGGCTGCCCGACTGATTACGGCCAGGATGCTGCTGTCTGCCTGGGCTGGAGCGGCCACCTGGCGGCGCTGCTCCGGCACAATGATCGTGCTGCTCATGGTTTGTGCCTCAGTAGGAAATGGCGATGTTCGGGATCTTGCGCTCTGCGATCAGGGTGATCGCCTGTTTAGCGCATTCCTCGGTCATGCCGCCTGCGACAAAGGCGTCCAGGGCGGCGCGGTTGATGCTGCGGCGGTGTGCGACGTCGCGCTCGCGGGCTTCCTGCTGGCGAACGATCTCGGCTGCAGCTGCATCTGCCCGGCGGCGTTCTTCCTGGCGCGCCTGCTCGGCTGCCTCCTCTTGCCGGCGGGCTGCCGCTTGGCGCTCCTGCTCCATCCGCTGCTCGGCGGCCACGCGGTCGGCCTCGGCCTGCACCCTGGCTCGCTCTGCCTGCTCGGCCTGAAGCTGCAGCTGCAGTCGTTCGTTCTCGGCGGCGCGCTCTTGTGCGGCGGCCTGATCTTTCAGGTCCTGCTCGCGCTTGGCGGCTGCGTCACGCTCGGCTTGCTGCTCCCGGGCCACGCGCTGGCGCTCGGCCTCGACGGCGGCTTCCTGCGCTGCCCGGATGCGGTCTTGCTCGGCGCGCTCTTCTGCCTCGCGGCGCAGGCGGGCCAGCTCGGCCTGCTCAGCCTCGAACTGCTCGCGCTTCAGCAGGGCAGCCCGCAAGGTGGTCAGAACCTTGTCCTTGGCGTTCGCTGCCTCGGCCTCGAATTCCTCCCAGTGGGCGCCGAGCTGCATGCCTTCAGCTTCAGCAATCAAGCCCTTGAGTTGCAGGGAGTTCAGTTCGCCCAGGTCGTCGGCAAGTGTCTTTAGCCAGTTCAGGCGGTCGTTGTGGCGATCGATGCGGGAATCCTCGGCGGCTTCCCACTCGGTGAGCGGCCTGCGCGTTTCATCCCGCAGCGTGTCCATTTTGGTCACGAACTCGCGAAGCTCAGCTTCGACTACCTTTGGCATTTCCTTGAGCCGGCGCAGGTAGTCGCGGCCTGGCTTCTCGACAGCGGTCTTCGACTTGCTGACCTTGGCGGCCAGGCTGGCGATGCGCTCGCGGCCCTTGCGGGTGGTCAGGTCGGGCACTTCGCCTTCGACCTCAGCCTTCACCAGGTCGATAAATTGCTTCAGGCCGCCGGCCACGTAGATGGCCGGGGCGTTCTCCTCGCTGATCTCTTCGATCGCGATCAGTTTCTGTTCTGCGGACATTAGAAAACCTCGCGCCAGGCCGGCGCCGTCAGTTGAAAGGAAATGCCAGGTCACCCAGGCACGGAGGTACGCTCCAGGCCCTGGCTGCGGTGGATGGTTGCGCGCTCTCGCCGCTTACGCTCCCGAAGGGGTACGGTTATCCCGAAGGCCCGCCGTGCGCCGGGTGTGAATTCAGGAAGTGATGGTGCCGGCCAGGGCGCTGGCGAGCATGAAGAAGGTGCAGGCGAAGAGCATGGAGAAGGAGCCGCGCAGCATGTAGAGGCGTTTGGCCTTCTGGTAGCTGGTCATGGCTTGACGCCCAGCAGCTTCAACAGGTTGAAGACTCCTCGCCCAGGCCTTCCGCCGCCGCGCGGGATGTACTTGCCGGTGCCAGGCCAGAAGTCGGCGACTTTGCCGTCGTGCGAAACGATCAGGTGTGCGCCCATGTTCTTGGTTTCGAACTGGATACCGCGCTCGGCGAGCATTTCAGCACTGCTCTGCCGGTTCTTTGCTCGACGCTCAGCGCTTTCGGCATCCCAGCCAATTTCTACGGCGCGCTCAATGTCTCTCACAGGCGCACCTCATAACCCAGGGTCCACTCGCCGCACATCCACCAACTGCGACTGACTGCCTCAGGATTTTCGATGAACGCCTCGGCAGCGGCTTTCTTGGCGTCAAACAGAGTCGGCCCCTTGAACAGCATCAGCACCCGGTCGGCCGGCATGGCCTGAGTCTCGGGCAGTTCCGCGATCTGCTCGTCGATGATCGTGGTGATTAATGGCGTGGTCATGCAGCCTCCTTGCGCCGCTCAGCAATCCGCCGAACGCGCTCGCAGTAGTGTTTGAACTCCTCGGCGTCGATGGCGAGGAGGGAGAAGTAGGCCACCACCAGGGTCTCGGCCTTGGCATCCTCGACCGGGCCAGAGCTAGGCAGAAGCATCGTCTCGATTGCGGCCTCGATCGCGCTGATCGCTACGCTGTGCGGGCTCATTGCGCGTCCTCGGCCTGGGCCAGAACTCCTTCCTTGGCGAATGGGGTGAGCAGCTGGCGGGCGATTTCCTCAAGCTGTGCCTGGGGGTTGGCGACGCTCATGATCTCGTCGGCGCATGCCGCTGAGTCGCTGGTGACTTTGCAGCCCGCCGCCAGGACCAGGCGCCCAAGCACCGAGTTGCTAATGCCCGACAGGCCAAGCTGGCCCATCACGAACTCATCAACCGCCTGGGCGAAGCGCTCGTAGGTGACGCCCCGCTGCCGGAAGTTGCGTTGGAACACGAAATCTCGGCGCGCCATCAGCTCAGCGATGCCGTCGCCGATCCAACGGGCCTCAGCTTCTTCAGCCGCACATGCGCTCACCGCCGGCGGCAATTGGTTGTCGTACTGCCATTGTGCTGCTCGAAGTGCGCCCATGGTCGCCTCCAGGTGGTAGGTGGTTACTCGTAGTCGCCTGCGTCGGCGGCATAAGCACTAGGACTGGGATGGTTGTGATCCTCTTCGCCGCAAACACGGCACTTGAGGTAGCTGCAGTCGAAGGTCCCGCCAGGCACCGAGGCATCACCGCCACAGTCGCTGACGTACTCCCAGTCATGGTCGACTTCTCCGTCGACGACCTCGCATTTGATATCGCTCATGGCGACCTCTTTTAGGCTGTGCGACCGCATTGGCCAGGAGCCAGGCGCGGGTGACCAAACCCACCGTGAAAGGTGGCCTGGCGCCTGCCTAATGCGGTCGTATGTGAAGGGAAGGGGATGCGGGATGCATCGGGGTGCAAGCTCAGCGGAATCGAACCGCTATCTGCGTCGGACTTTCTCGGCCTGCTGATCAGGCAGGCCACGGCCAGGTAGGCTTCGGCAGCTACTCCCGCGACTTCCGGCTCCGCGCGCAGATGCTTCCTGCGAACTTGCACTCCAATGCAGCCTGCGATGGGGAGCAGGGCATCGGGCCGTCTTCCCGGCTGTCAGGGGATCAGTCGACGCCGATCTTCCCGCCGCCTGGCTTGGCGATGGTCTTCAGCATCTCGCGTTGCAGCTCGCCAATCGCCCAGGCTGCAGCCATCACTGCAACGTCTCGGCACATCGCGCCCTTGACGTTGAAGCCTTCTACGCTGATGCCGTCTTTCGTGATGGTGACGCGCCCGGTCTTTGTGATCTTCATCTCATCATCGGTGCAGTACATGCTGCCCTCCAGGGCGGTTGATTTATCCGTGGTTGGCGAATTCGCCGTGTAGCTTTTTGCGTAAAGCGCACGCCGCACGGCCCGCCTCGTGCACGTCATCGAACAAGCCGCCGTGATGAACTTGGTAGTTCAGACAGACCTGAACGTGCCACTTCCCTTGGCGCTTGTTCCAGCTGACGTTCTTGAAGCCGGACGTGTTATGCGCACGCTTGCCTTGGTTGTGGTTGTTTTGCTGGTGGGTGCATTCGCGCAGGTTCTGCCAAGCGTTGTCGTCAGTCTTGCCGTTGATATGATCTATCTCGGCAGTCGGCCACTCACCCGTCATGTAGAACCATGCGAGCCGGTGAACCCGGTAGTTGTGCGGGGGTATCCACGTTGACAGATACCCTTTCCGATCTGGCTTACCCATGACGTAACCGTCAGAGGCGCGAGTGAAAACACCGGTCTTTGGGTCGTAATGAGCGAACTGAAGAAGTTCTGCGTGAGTGATTCGGCTCATAGGTACTCCTGCTTTCCACGAGACCCTGTCGCCAAGGTCGCCTGGAGAGCATCCGGCCCATTCGAAAGGGCCGGAAATCTCGTTTCCTAAAGAGCTTGTTCAGGTCGGGTCCGCTTGATGCTTTCGCCTTGCGGGGCCTGGATCGACACTTCGCTGTCGTCTGCTATCTGGCGTGTCCAGATGGTGTGAGGCTTGAGGGCCTCCCGAGGGGCTGTGTAGCGCCTCGATGGAGTGAAATTTAGCAAGCTGAAATCACTCGGTCAAGCATGCTCAATAAAATAATTTAGGATGCTGAATCTGGTGGGCACAAAAAAGCCCGCGCTAGGCGGGCCTTCGGCATCGGAATGGATCTATTGGGGTGGCATGTATTTTGTCTTGGCATCCATCCCGCATTCAGCTATCAGCCTCTGGCATACCTGGTCGGCTGCCGCCCGAGAGTCGTAATAGCCGCAATGAATGGGCATCCTTAAGCCGGATACGACCGGGAGACCAAGCTCTCTCGCGACCCCAAGACGCCTCTCTAGCTCGGGCTGGCTGGTGGCTGGCAATATCGCGACCCAGCCATGTGAGGCTCCACTTCCTTGAGGCATAGCTGCTGGCTTGGCTGGGGCGTCTAGCGCCTGAAATCCTGAAGTGTTAGCGGGGCGAGTGCCGTTGGAGTCAATGCTGCTTCTCGCTCGAACCGAAAGAAGGATCACGCCTGAAACAGCAGATGCAGCCCCAAGTACCGCCAGCATGGTGCGCCTGGACATAAGCTCAGCATTGCTTACTCGTTCCCAGTGCATGAGCCCGTAAGGCACTGTCACATCCATGATCAAAGCGTAGGCGATGATTGCCAGTCCGATTCCGATCAGTGCAATTCCCCAAGCCTTCATGATGACCTCCCTGTAGATTGAGCCGTCATCCTACCACTCTGGCCCTTCGCCATCACGCAGGCAAAGAAAGGCCCGCCGAGGCGGGCTTTTGTTATCAGGCTTCAGTCGCTGACTCTGGCTGGTTTCTCTCGGTCATGCTTTGGAGTGATGGACGCCAAGTAAACCTTCTTTACGTCAATGAAAGGAATGAGCATTAACGCGAGTCCGCCGACGAAGAAGGCCAATGTGGCGTCGGCAACCTTAGGCACATAGTCTGGAAAGGCGGCGCACAGGATGAATGCAAAACCACTCGGGAACGCACAGGACGTGGCGCCCTTGGAAATGGAGTCGATAGCGATTGCTTCGTCGCCATGACGCATAAAGAAGGTAACGAAGCATACGACGAAGCCTGCCAATATGGTTATTGGTAGCAAATACTCAAAATATGAGTCAACAGCCTCGACCAGGGTCATCCTCGCTCCTTAGCCTTGACAGACAAAATGCGTCCCGCAACCAATCCAGCCAGGCATCCCGCCAAAATCACCATCGGTGGAGATGGCGTGGAGGTTGCGATTTTCCAAACCATGCCAGATACCGCTCCGACGAAAGAGGCAGATCCGAGCATGACGGGCACATCCCGGATGTCATAGGAAAGCATTTCTTTCATGGATACCCTCCTTGTGCGCTCTTCATTGATATCCATGATCAAATTATACACTTGAATGGTTTGCTCGCACGCGCCATACGTGTCGATCAAGGCGATGCTGCCTGCAATCTCTCGAAAATACTCGTGGACTTCATAGGATGACTCATCGACCTCGTCTTCGACCAGGTCATAGAAGTCGTAAGCAACAGCGATCTCCATCAGTGCTCCTCACTCATTGCTTCTCTGACATGGTTTGCATGGAACAGGCGAGTGTCACCGCATACGTCGCAGCTGGCAGAGTAAAACCAGATCCCTAGCCCCTTGATGTATGGGACCGGCGTAGATAGCAGGCCCGCAGTTCCGCCAGTAGGGGCTGGCACCGCCTCGTATGTTCCCCTCTCGCAGAATGAGCAGCGCCTTCCTGGCCTCATGCGCTCCAGGTAGTCCCTCAAAGCATTGCGGGGAACCCTTAGCTTCCGGGCCCTGGCCTCGATCACCTCGCCGTCTGCAGATTCCGCTGGTCTTTCTTGATCGTCAGGCATTGGCTTCTCCTTGGCTATGCGGGCACCCCGGTGTGGGCAGGGCAAAAATATGCGGGTTGGGCTTGGTTAGGGGCATGGCAACCTCACAGAGCTGATCGCGGCCACTTGGCATCCACCACCCGCCCCACAAGAACCCACTCGCCATCCATCTCGACAGTCGGGAACGATGGGTTAAGTGGCTTGAGGAAGGCCCGGCCAGAATCCCAAATGAACTGCTTGAAGGTCGCCTCGTTGGTGTCGACCATCTTGGCAACCACGAACTGACTGCTCTCAACGTCGAAACCTGGGGCTACCAGGATCACCATGCCCTCAGGGAAGGACATGCCATTTGGCGAGGTCATCGAGGGGCCTTTTACCTTGAGCCAAAACCCGTGTGGACCAGCCCAGGCGTCCGATGGATGAACCTCGCACGACGCAACGTTCGAGATTTCTATCGCTTCCATTGGCATCCCAGCCTGAACCCAGCTGATTTCGGGGTATTCGTAATACCTGACAGGGCCAGGAACAGGCTCTACGTTGGCGTCGAATCCAGAGGTTTCTTTAGTCATTCCGCCGGTGCCATTTGCAAGCCACTCAGCGCTTACGCCGGTAGCGTCTGCCAGCGCGAATAGGTTTTCCGGTTTCATGCTCTTGCTGTCGCCCGTTACCCACTGGGTTACAGCCGAAGGTGTGACGCCGCATTCGCGCGCGATCTCCTTCTTCAGCTTTCTGCTGTGCTTGATCGCCGCAGCGATTCGTTCAGGTCTATTCATCCTCAAATATTAAGCCAACTGAAATTTAGCATGGGCTTGCCATGCTCATGGTCTTGCTGTTCAAAAATTAGCATGCTTAAATAGCCTTATCGCCAAAGGAGCGAAGCAATGAAGACAACTGATGCCGCCGCCTTCTTCGGCTCCAAAAAGAAGCTTGCTGACGCCTTGCTGATCAACCCGAGCGCAGTCACTCAGTGGGGCGAATTCGTCCCGGAGTCTCGCCAGTACCAAATCCAGGTACTGACAAAAGGGAAGCTTAAGGCCTCTACGAAATCCGCCGCCTAACCAATTCCAACCGCAAGGAGCAGTACCCCTATGGGATTCAAAGACCCCCTGACACAACGTCGAGACCTGGCGAGGAAGGTCCGGCTTTATCCACTGCTTGATCGGCAACTGCAGCGCGCTGCCCACAAGGCTCGCCGCGAGTACGCGACCTACCTGTTCGAGATGCTCGAGTGGGCCGCTGTGAATGGCGGCATCGAAGCCCTCATGCCTGACGACTTGAAGGATATCGCGGGCTAGAGGCCCTCAGGAGGGCACGATGGAATTTTGTGAAGAGAACGTGCCGCCAGAGACCAGAGCCAAGATTCATCGCCTGATGGAAGCCAGGGGTTGGACGTTTGAGGAGGCCGTGAATGAGGTCTTGCTCGAAGCAATTACGTCCGGCGCAACGGTGTTTGTAGGCAGGCGAAAGGCGCCGGTTCTGGAGTTGGTGGGACTGAAGAGGCCCTCTACCGGATAGGTGAGGCCCTCACATAGGGGCTGAAGAGACCCTCATAAACAGAGCAGGAGAAGGGCATGACCCAAGAAGAACTGAAACAGGAAATCCAACTGATCTTTGCGCGGGCCTGCGCTGAGTCGCTTAAGGAGTCGGTCGGCTACATCCTGCGCGATGACCTCAAAGAGGAGAAGGCCAGGGCTCACGGCGAAGCGTTCGCCTCGGCCTTCGTGTTCATGTCGCGCTACTTCACAGGCGGAACGAACCAGTCACTGGCGGAACAGGATTGTACATCCCGGTTGAGTAGTAGTTCCGAAGCTGCCCCTCAATAGCGGCCAAGGATTCCTTGTCCAGGGCTAGACCGTCAGATGTGAGGTTGATGATCGAACTCTTGAAGTAGCCGCCAGCGATGAGGGCGTTAAGCGTGTCCCGAGCCATTTGCTCGACAGATTTTTCAGCCATGTCCGGTCTCCTTGGACCTTTTCGTGTGGAAGCAAAAAGCTACCACGGATGCGCCGGACACCCAATGCAGCACCGCAACACCAAACGGCAGGCACAAAAAAACCACCGGGCAGGGTGGCTTCTTGTACTGCATTCGTAACGCTTCTGTGAGGTCATCATATATGCACCAGACCATCCAAAGCAATACCGTGGCCCTCGCGCCACAAAATGCGAACCACGATTTCGTGGCGCGCGGCCATTTCGAATCGGCTGTGAACGCCGCTCGACTGGTCCGCTCCCAGTACTCGCGCCAATCAAAACGACAGCTCGTCCGCGAATGCCTGCAGCACCTGCACGCATTCCTGGCTGCCCCGCGCCCTGGAGCAGCCCATGAGTAACGTCATCTCTCTCAAGTCAGCCGGGGGGTTTACCCGGATGGAAAACGACCTCTACGAGGCGCTCATTGCGGCCGACCTTTCGGGCCGTGAGCTCCGTGTAGCTCTGGCAATCCACCGCCTCACCGCAGGGTACAACCAGGAAGCCGTCAAGGTAGCAGCCTTGTACATCTCCAAGATGATGTACCAGGACGAAGCCAAGGCAGTCGCCGAGCGTGCAAACGTATCTCGCACGATCAACTCCCTGATCCGTCAGCGGGTTCTGTTTCGTGATGGTGGTAGCCGTGATCCGATCACTTTCCTGCCTGTTTCCGAGTGGAAAATTGACCAGAAATCCACTGTGTCGAAATCTACACACTGTGTAGAAAAGACCCTTGCCACTGTGTCGAAAATTACACACATAAAAGACATAAATACAAATACCAATGCTAACGCATTGGTTATCGCCGCTGTCGCTTCGACCGTCGCTGCAGAAGAGCAGGGTGAAGATCCAAAGCCAGGCACCGATCCTGTCCAACCCGAGCAGGCGAAAGCCGATCGTATCCCGTACAGCCGCATCGTCGCGATCTACAACGAGGTTTGCGGTGGCACGCTCCCTCAGTGCATGAAGCTCACCGAGAAACGCCGACGCTTGATCCGCGGTTGCTGGAACCTCGAGGTCAATGGTGTTCACCCCTTCCGTAAGGGTGAGTTCTGGACCGCCTATTTCACCGACTGCCTAGCCAACAAGCACTGGGTCGGCCAGAACGACCGTGGCTGGACCGCCGATATTGAGTTCCTGACCCGTCAGGACAAGGTGCTCAAGGTTCTGGAGGCTCAGCAATGATCGAGACTCGCCCACTGGTCTCCGAGGAAGCCGAACACGGCGTCGTCGGCGCTCTGATGCACCAGCCTGACCTGATCGAATCTATCGGCGCCAAGGTATCCGTCCAGCACTTCTACGACCCTGATGCCGCCGACCTGTTCGGCATGATCCTGGGCGCTCGGTCGGCAGGCCGACCAGTTGACCCGGTAGCCCTGTCAGACATACGCCCAACGCTCAGCAGCGGTGAGCTCACCATCGTTCGAGCTTCTGAGCTCATGCGCTCTGTTCCGTCCGTGGCCAACGTCCATGAGTACGCCAGGATCGTTTCGGAGCGTTACAAGGCGCGCCAGATCAGCGAGATCGGGCAGTCGATCATCGATATGGCGACCCATGCGCGCCCCATTGCCGGAATCATCGCGGATGTCCAGCAAACCGTCATGACGCTGAATAGCGAAGATGACGAGCCGGACGTGATCAGCCTGGCTGAGGCCCTGGGCCCCGTCATCGATGAAATGGACGACCGCTTCAACGGACAGGGCATCAATGGGCTATCTACCGGTCTGGCTGATCTTGATGAGCTGCTGCAGGGCCTGCGCGGCTCTCACGTGATCATCATCGCAGGGCGCCCAGGCACAGGCAAAACAACCCTCGGCCTGGGAATTGCCGAGCATCTGACGATCCGCAACGGTAAGTCCGCCCTGGTGTTTTCACTCGAGATGTCCGGCAAAGAGCTGTCGAAGCGAAGCCTGGCGTCTGCCTCGGCTGTAACGCTGGGCAACATCGACACTGGCAAGGCCATGGGTGACGGTGAGCAGATCCAGAAGATCACTGCCGCTGTCGGGCGTATGCGTGACGCCGACCTGCGTATCTGCCAGAAGGGCGGCCTTCCGCTGAGCCGAATCCGCAACATTGCGCGTTTCCAGCACAAGGCCAAGCCCTTGGACCTGATCGTCATCGACTACATCGGCCTGATCGCGCCGGAGGCAGGTAGCCGCCAGCAGAATCGCAACCTCGAACTCGGAGCGATCAGCCGCGGGATCAAGGGCATGGCCAAGGAGCTGAACGTGCCAGTGATCGTTCTGGCCCAGCTCAACCGAAGCATCGAGACCCGTACGACCAAAAAGCCGCAGATGTCGGACCTGCGCGACTCCGGCGAGATCGAGCAGGACGCCGACATCATCCTGATCGCGCACCGGGATGCAGATTCCGATCTTGGGCAAAGCGGCGTTACCAAAATCGACGTAGTGAAGCATCGCCACGCGTCGACCGGGCACTGCCTATTGCAGCACCAGGGTGAATTCGCCCGCTTCACCAATTACGCCGGATCGCGTGAACAGCAGCAGGCTGCCGCACAGCCGGCACGGCGGTCTTCTCGTTCGATGCTCAACGATTTCAAGCCAGGGGGTAGCTTCTGATGGGTCAAACAATCTTCGCGCGCGGCGGCTACCTCATGCGCTCGCACTCCGAAACGCGCTGGGCCGACATGATGGACGCCCTGAATATCGACTGGCTGTACGAGCCGCGCCTGGTGAAAACCCGGCATGGCGCATATCTGCCGGACTTCTACCTGCCTCGGGCCGGCATGTTCGTAGAAGTCAAAGGTCCACACCCAACGGAAGTCGAGCGCGAAAAGGCCATGGACGCCAGCGCCGCTACCGGCTGCCCGGTGGTGATTGCCTATGGCGACATGCAGTTCATGTTCCCGGGTGTCGGCGGTGCACGGCTGCTTGTCCTGTATGCCGGCCGCACCGTCGAGTTCAGCACTCACGAGCTGCATGGCCTGATCGAGCATGGGCTTGGGAAGGACGCATACCACGGCTACCTGCGTGTCGGCATGAAGCAGCCGCACCCTGGCGCATTGCATATCTACGAAATCGCCCAGAGCTCAGCGGTTGTCGCCATGGATCGCAGCGTTCGCGAGCGCTACCTGGCCGGCGTCAGCCGCGAAGCCAACGCTGAGAAGTCCGCCATGCACGGCCAGATGAGCCGCTGCGAATGGGCGCTCACCAAGCTCGTCGAGAAGCTGAATGCTCGCAAGGAGGCAGCATGAGCCGTGCACACCTGCTGACCAAGTTGAACATCAAGCGCTCCGGGCAGCCGGCCGGGGAGGGGGTGTGAGCCTATTCCAGTGTGAAGAGTGCGGTTGCCGCGACAACACCGCTACCAGCGGCTACTGGTTCCGCAATGACGAGGGGAATCCATGCCAAGGCCGAAAGCTTTGCGCAGCGTGTGACCCCAGCATCGGCAAGTGGCACGGCGTGTTCAAGCGTGAATACCTGCCCAAGGGCGAGTTCTTCACCAACCGCCAAGGGAATCTTGAACACAAGACCACCGGCAAGCTTTGCAACGAGTACCTGGCCGAGGAGAAGCACTGATGGACACCAACAAGATGCGCGAGCAGTTCGAGGCCTGGGTCTCGAGTGAGTACCCGAACCAATCCCTGGAGCGCTTCAATCCGCTCCATGGCGTGACTGAAGGCGAGTATACCGGGTTCACCGTTCAGCACTGCTGGCAAGCATGGCAGGCCTCCCGCGAGGCCGTGGTGGTGGATCTGCCTTCCGAGGACACCTGCAGGACTAGCACCTCCAAGGAGGAGGCGGTGCAAGAGGCCTACAACCATGCTCTGGGCGAGTGCCGGGCGGCCATTGAGGCCCAGGGCCTGAAGGTGGAGCAATGAACGCTCTTGCCATGTGGCTTGGCTACGCGGTCATGGCGTGCGCCGGAACTGCCTTGGTAGCCCTGGTGCTCTTCGCCCTGTCCTACGCCTGCGTCACGATCGTGAACAAGTGGATCAAGGCCATGATGCGCGCCTACGACCTGAACGCCCTGCGCAAGACCATGCGTCAGCTTGAGGCCGAGGGGAAGGTCAGCAAGAAGACGGGGGTGCGACCATGACCGAGTTCGCCATCCGCAGCAGCCAAGACCTCAACCGCCTTTACGGTGCCCTGCGCGCCATCGACCTGACCAAGCCCAAGGTGGTGGTCATCAAGGACGAGAAGCGCCCGGACGTCTGCAACCGGAAGATGTGGGCAATGCTCCGCGACGTCTCCCAGCAGGTGGAGTGGTACGGCCGCAAGCTCACCGATGAGGACTGGAAGCATATTTTTAGTGCGGCAGTGCAGAAGCAGGATGCGGTGCCGGGCATCGACGGTGGCTTCGTCGTCCTGGGCGTCTCGACCCGCAAGCAGTCGCAGAAGTGGTTCAGCGACCTGTTCGAAGTGATGCACGCCTTCGGCGCCGAGCATGGCGTGCGCTGGACTGAACCGGATCGGTGGGGAGGGCAGTACTGATGCTCGCCAAGGAGATCAAGCCGAAGAAATGCAAGGCGCCCGGCTGCGGCCAGCGCTTCAAACCGGCCATGTCCACGCAGTCGGTTTGCAGCATGGCCTGCGCCCGAGCCATGGCGAAGGATCCGAAGCTGCAGAAGATCGCAGCCAAGGCGATTGCCAAGCAGGCCCGCGAGGACCTGCAGGAGCGCCGGGAGAAGCTGAAGACCCGCCGCGAGCACATGAAAGAGACTCAGGACGTGTTCAACGCCTACATCCGCGAGCGCGACGCCGGCCTGCCGTGCATCAGCTGCGACTCGAGCCCGAGCGACCACGACCTCATCACCGGCAGCCGCTGGGACGCCGGCCATTACCGGTCGGTGGGCGCCTGCCCTGAGCTGCGCTTCGAGCCGCTCAACGTCCACCGCCAGTGCGTGAAGTGCAACCGGAACCTGTCGGGTAACGCGATCGAGTACCGCATCCGTCTGGTGAAGCGCATCGGCGCCGACCAGGTGGATTGGCTCGAAGGGCCTCATAAGCCCCAGCGCCTGACCATCGAAGACCTGCAGGCCATCAAGGCCCTGTACAGGCAGAAGCTCAAAGACCTGAGGAGGGCAGCGGCATGACCTGGACAATCGCAGATACCGCCGGCGCGCTGCTGCTGGCCATGACCATCGCTTCCACCTGGTGCGTCGTCCGCGCCAAGGCCATCGCAAGCCGCCGCAATAAGGAGAACGGCCAATGCAGCTGAACAGTGCACGGCAGGCATGGCACGACTGCTACCACGTAGCGTGGGACAGCCAGGGTTCGTTCATCGAGCAGCTCGGCCTGCTTGGGGCGATGGTTCAAACCACCGAGAAGCAGAGAAAGGCGAACCATGCGGTGCACCAGGCCCTGGCCGGTGGCGTGCAGTCGGCGATCAGCAAGCTGCCTGGGCGGATCAAGGCCTTCGGCAACTTCATGTACTCGCCGCGGCTGGATGTCGACACGCAGGAGGATGCAGAGGAGGCCGTGTTTGTCATGGTGCAGCAGCGCTCTCCGCGGATGACCGCTGCCAAGCGGGAGAAGCTGGAGTACGGGGTGAAGGGTGTGATGGCCCGTTACCGGTACATGCACCAGGGCGGGCAGTCGGCCAATGACGATCCACTGGCGTCGCCGGAGGGATTCCGGGCTTGGCTGGATGCCCACTACGGTGTCCGCCTGGAGTCCTCGAACTGGGATCGTGATTGGGGCGGTTTCGTCAGCTTGGTCTTCGAGTGCTGTGAGGATCTGGACAAGGAAGCACTGAGCCCGGTTGCGGCCGCGATTTACGAAATGCGCAGGGCCGCTTGAGGCCCTATTGCGTTCCCGTGCGGCTGGTGATACCGTATCGCCATTGTTAAAGTTTTGCCTTTGGCAAACATCCATCAGAACCCGGCCCTCGCGCCGGGTTTTTTGTTGTCGTAGGAAAGGTGCGGGACCCACTGCCAGTGTGGCCCGAAAGGGGTAACTGGACGCGGATAAGCCGGTAGTGCCGCGATGCAGAAAAACACCGGCAGCCCAAGCCCCGCACATCACATGCTTTGCGGGTGGCTTGAGGCAGAACAGGCGAGACCGATGCAGCAGGGTGTCGGCGCCAGGGATGCCTATGGTGGACAGGTGGGGAAAGACCCACGCATAGCGGGTAGCGCAGGTCGCTAGACAGCCCTCCAAGCTGACGATCGGGGTTCGATTCCCTGTATCTGCTCCAATCATTGGCAAGTAGCACAGAGGTAGTGCGCTCGGCTGTTAACCGAGTGGTCGCGGGTTCGAATCCTGCCTTGCCAGCCATTCGCCGTCATAGCTCAGTTGGTAGAGCGTCCGCCTTGTAAGCGGAGGGCCCAAGGTTCGAGTCCTTGTGTCGGCACCAATTCGTTATGTGCTGCTCCGCACGCTTGCCCGGTCCCTCAATAGGGCCTTGCCGGGCCTTTTATTCTAGGAACCACACATGGCCGAACCAGCAAGCACGACTGCCGGCGTCCTGCTGGTGAAGTACGGCGTGATCATTGGCGGCTTCGCAGGAGCGATCCTCTCGCTGACCTTCCTGCGAGGTCTCACCAGAGGCCAGGCAGTCGCGGCCTTCTTCACCGGCTTCGCTTCAGCGATCTTTTGCACCCCGCTCGCCATCACTTACTTCAAGCTTGAGGCAGGCGGAGAAGCCCAATACGGCGTGGCCTTTCTGATAGGCCTTCTGGCAATGAACATCATCCCAGTGCTGAAGTCGCTGGTTGGGTCGTTCGGAGCCAAAGGAGCTACCTGATGAGCTCGACCCTGATTTCAACCCTGATCGGCGCCAATGCCTTCCTGAGCGTGCTGGTGGTGATTGCTGCGTGCGACTACCTGCGCCGGATACGCCCGATGGATTACCCATTGCTGGCCGTCGCGTTCTACCTGGTGGCCATCGGTGCGTTTGGCTCGTTCGTCCTTGCCATGAGCGGCCATGTGCCCACCCTGTACGGCGTGATACTCAAGCTGGGGATTGTCCTGTACGCGGTAGCCCGGCGCGGCCATGTGTTTCAGCCGGGGTAGGGCGCCACAAAATCTAGATGCGCCGTTTCGTGGCGCGAGGACAGGCAAATGGCATCGGTCACCGTGCGCATCGCTTGCCGCCATAAGTGGTGGCTCAAGTACTACTTGGCCGGCGTCCTCGTCATGGCCCGGCTGACTGGCCGAGAGCCATGCCCTGAGCGCTTCAGCTACTGGGTGGGGCGCGGCATCAAGATCGAGGTTCACCCTGAATGACCACCATCGCCTACAAGGATGGCGTGATCGCCTACGACTCCCGCGTCACCCGAGGCGACCTGATCACCGATGACGACTGTGACAAGTGCATTGAGCGCGACGGCGTGAAGTTCTTCATGTCGGGTGCCCTTTGTGACTATGACGCATTGGTCGGGGCCTACTTCGGTGCCGCGCCATCCGGGAAGGTCGACGCATCTGCAATCGTCGTGGATGCCGGAAAGCTGATGATGGTGGCGGTGGACGACGATACGGGCCTATGGAAGTCGCCAATCAAGCCTGATCGACCGTATGCCATCGGCAGCGGTACGCCATACGCATTCGCTGCAATGGACATGGGCGCATCCGCCGAGAAGGCCGTCGAGATGGCGGCAAGGCGCGATACCAGCACTGGCGGAAAGGTCCGAACCATGACCGTCCACCTAGCCGATCAGAAATAATCCAGCCCAGCGAGGCACTAAGGTCTCAAGGAATTCCCTATGGCGCTGACAGCAAAACAGCAGCGCTTCGTCGAAGAATACCTGATCGACCTGAATGCCACGCAAGCCGCTATCCGTGCTGGCTACAGCAAGAAGACGGCAAACGAGCAAGGTTCACGCCTGTTAGCAAATGTTAGTGTTTCAGCCGCTGTTGCCGAGAGCATGAAGTCAAGGTCTGGCAGAACCGGAATCACCCAGGACATGGTACTCAAGGAACTCGCCAAGATCGGCTTCAGCGATATCCGCAAGGTGGTCCGCTGGGGCGAGACGATGGTCCGCATGGTCGAAGCCGACGATGAGGGCCCTGAGGACATGGTTCCGTACCACGGGCTGGCCTTAGTCGACTCCACCGAGATTGACGATGACACGGCTGCTGCCATCGCTGAGGTGTCTCAGGGGCGCGACGGCCTGAAGGTCAAGCTGCACGACAAGAAGGGCGCTCTGGTCGATATCGGCCGACACCTGGGCATGTTCGTGCCTGCAGGTCACGCCGACCTAGATGCAGAGCTCAAGCGGATCGAGATCGAGAAGCGCCGGGTCGAGCTGGCCGCGCTTAAGGCAGGTCATGAGCCGGCTCCTCCTGTAACCAAAATCGAGATTGAGGTGGTAGGTGGCCGGTCGGACGCTACGAATCCAGATGACCGAGCCTCAGGCTAGGTTCTTCCAGCTGCAAGACAAATACCCTGCCTTCGTTGGCGGGTTCGGTACCGGAAAGACGGAGACCCTGGCCAACTGCGCCCTTCGTGATGCCTTGTCCTCCTCTGACGCGCTGATTGCGCTCTATGAGCCGACCTATGACCTGGTGAGGTTGATCCTCGCACCTCGCATGGAGGAGAAGCTGAGCGAGCTTGGCATTCGTTACAAGTACAACAAGCAAGAGAACATCATCTACACCAGCGCCCCGAACTGCGGTGACTTCATCCTCAGGACGCTCGAAAACCCGGCGCGAATCATCGGGTATGAGTCTTACCGCGCGCACGTCGACGAGATCGACACGCTAAAGAAGGCTCAGGCGGCGCTGGCGTGGCGCAAGATCATTGCGCGGAACCGGCAGCGACCAACTGGTATAGAGCAGCCATTCAACCGAGTTTCGGCCTACACCACGCCTGAAGGATTCCAGTTCGTCTACGACACCTGGGGGCGCGCTCCCAAGCCTGGCTATGCGATGGTTCAGGCTGCGACCTACACAAATCCGTTCCTTCCCGACGACTATGTGCAGAGCCTTCGCGACAGCTACCCAGCTGCGCTAATCACTGCATACATCGAGGGAAAGTTCACAAACCTGAACAGCGGCAGCGTCTATCCAGACTTTGACCGGACGCTGAACCACTGCGACACCGTCGAGCAGGAGCGTGAGCCGCTTCTGATCGGCATGGACTTCAACAGGCTCAAGATGAGCGCTGTTGTCTATGTCCTGCGCGGCGGATGCCCTGTAGCAGTAGCCGAGATCACTGATGGGCGCGATACGCCGTACATGGCAGAGCTGATCAAGGCGCGATACGCCGCGAAGGGCCACCCTATTCAGATTTTCCCCGATGCATCAGGCCAGAACGCCAGCAGCAAGAATGCCAGTGAGTCGGACCTGAGCATCTTGCGACAGGCCGGATTCTCCATCCAGGTGAACGGGACAAACCCCGCAATCGCGGACAGGGTGAACGCCGTCAACGCGCTGATCCTGAATGGCAATGGCGAGCGGCGCCTGAAGATCAACGTCAACCGGTGCCCGCACCTTGCGGACGGATTGGAGCAGCAGGCCTACGACAAGAACGGCATGCCCGACAAGTCGAGCGGGGTGGATCACCTCAACGACGCCGCCGGCTATCCGCTGGCCTATCTGTTCCCTATCGAACGCCCAATGACTACGACCCAATCCCTGAGAATGTGACCATGAGCGATAACCCGAGCTTCACCCTGCCAGCTGTCGACGAGATGCGCCGATACTGGGCGGTGATCTCTCCGCTCATGGGCGGGACCATGGCCATGCGCGCTGCTGGCCAGGCGCTGCTGCCGAAATACCCAGCAGAAGATGATGAGATCTACAAGTCTCGCCTTGCCCAGTCCACCTTGCTGCCCGCGTACTCTGAGACGGTCGGCAACATGACCTCTCGGGTGCTTGCGGAGCCGCTGCAGCTGGGCGACGACGTTCCGGCCGAGATTGCGGAGATGGCAACGGACATCGACCTGGCCGGAAACGACCTGAACAACTGGTCGGTGGAGTTCTTCCGGAATGGCTTGAGCCACGGCCTGTGCCACGCTTTCGTTGATCATCCAGCCTCCGAAGCCGGCCGCACCATGGCGGAAGAGAAAGCCGCGGGCGTCCGCCCATATGCTGTCATGGTCAAGCCTGAGCAGGTTCTCGGGTGGAAGGCAAAGGGCGGTGTGCTGACCCACATTCGCTACATTGAGGCGATCGAGGAAGAGGATGGCGAGTTCGGCGTTGATGTCGTCTTGCAGATCCGCGTACTTGAGCCAGGCCTGTGGAGAATCTACCGAGCCCCAAGCAAGGGTGGCGCATGGGCAGTTCATGACGAGGGCGTCACCAGCCTGACGTACATCCCATGGGTGACGTTCTACACCGGTCGCACTGGTTTCATGACTGCCAAGCCACCGCTGCTGGAGCTGGCCCACCTGAACGTAAAGCACTGGCAGAGCCAGAGCGACCAGGACAACATCCTGCATGTCATTCGCGTGCCGATTCTGGTGCGTATCGGCATTCAGGCCCAGTACGACAATCAGGGCAAGGTCATCCCGCCAGAGTTCAAGGTTGGCACCGGATCACTTACCGATCTGCCGAAAGATGGCAACCTCAAGTATGTGGAACACACGGGCAAGGCTGTAGAGGCCGGGCGCACCGCGCTACAGGACTTGCTGGATGAGATGCGGATGGCAGGTGCCAAACTGCTGACCCCGGACAAGTCTGCGACCAAGACCGCGACACAGGCCGAGGAAGAGGCTGCTCAGGAGCTTTCGCCGCTGGCCCGCATGGCTCACCAGTTCGGTGATTGCCTGGGGCAGCTGCTCCAGTTCATGGCTGATTACCGTGGTCAGGGTGATGGCGGCACCGTCGAGATGCGCGGCAACTTCGACGTTGACTACATGCCTGAGGTGTCGCTTCCAACTCTGGTATCCATGGCCAACGCCGGCATGCTTTCGAAAGAGACGCTGTTCGCTGAGATGCAGCGCCGTGGCGTGATCAGCGACGAATACGACTGGGAGAAAGAGCTGGCCAAGATTGAATCCCAAGGCCCAGCCCTTGGGGCGATCTGATGAAGACGGCAAACGAGCAGCTGATTGACGAGCTGATTGGGCATGAGGTCGATCTGTCCAGGTTGAGCAATGCCCAAGTCGTCGCGATCATCAAGATCCTGAACGGTAACGACACTGAGCTGCGTGCGGCGCTGGTGGCTGCCATCGAGGCGCTTGGCACTGACCTGAGCGCTTCGGCGGTGGATGCGGCGCTGTTTCGAGTCAACCAACTGAACAGCGACACCTTCGCCCAGGTTCGTCAGGCCATGGCTGCGCTGACCGATGGCGTGGCCACCTACGAGATCGCTTTCCAGCAAGGACTACTCCAGTCGATCGTGCCCGCCCTGGTGCAGGCCAAGTTCCCGATTCAGGTGGCGCAGTTCAGCCAGGTGAGGGCGCAGGCCGCAGCCAGGCCATTCCAGGGGCGATTGCTTTCTGAATGGATGGACGGCATCGAGGCGGACCGAAAGGCGCTCATACGCAACGCTGTGCGCGCTGGGGTGGTAAACGGACAGACCACAGCTGAGATCGTGCGAACGATCATGGGTACCCGGGCCGAGAAGTACGCGGACGGCCTCTTGCAGCGTCCACGCCGCGAAGTGGAGTCGGTAGTCAGGTCCGCTGTTTCGCACACCGCAGAGACTGCCAGCGACAAGGCATTCGAGGCCAATAGCGACATCATCAGCCATGTTGAGTGGCTGAGCACGCTGGACAGCCGGACATCGACGACCTGCCGAATCCGTGACCGCCTGCCGTACACACTGGGCACGTACCAGCCAATCGGGCACAAGATCCCGTGGCTTGCCGGGCCCGGCCGCATCCACTTTTGCTGCCGCTCGACCAAGATCCCGATACTCAAGAGCGCCCTGGCACTGGGGATCAGTGACGCGGCTACGCGGGCAAGCATGGATGGCCAAGTTCCACAGCAGACCACCTACGCGCAATGGCTTGCTCGCCAGCCCGCAGCCCGCCAGGACGAGATCCTCGGGCCTGAGCGCGGGAAGCTGCTGCGCCAGGACAAGCTGAAGCTGGAAGACTTCTACAACGAGCGCGGGAAATTCCTGACGCTCGACCAGCTGCACGAACGACTCAAGTAATTCCGCGCCACGAAATACGAGCATCGCGTTTTGTGGCGCGCAATGCAGGCCTCGCCCAGTGCGGGGCTTTTTTCTGCCTGCGGTTCGGATGGACGGGGCGCAATAGGGCCGGATGGCTCATCAGCAGGCCGGATGGCCCAGAGAGACGAGATGAAACTCAAAACCGTTGAAGTGGATGGCAAGCAGTACGCAGTGATCGAAGACGGCAAGCCCGTCTATGTCGAGGACGATGGCAAGGAGGTCGCCTTCGATGCTGTGGGCACCCGCAGCACCATCACTCGGCTGAACGCCGAAGCCAAGTCGCACCGAGAGCGCGCTGATGGCCTGGAGAAGACGGCCAAGGCATTTGAAGGCATCGAAGATGCTGCCGCCGCCAAGAAGGCGCTGGAGACCGTCGCCAACCTCGACGCCAAGAAGCTGGTGGATGCCGGCGAGATCGAGAAGGTGAAGGGTGAAATCAGCAAGGCCTTCCAGACCCAGCTGGACGAAGCCAACACCAAGGCTCAGACCTTCGAGCAGCAACTGTACGCCGAGAAGATCGGTGGCAGCTTCGCCCGTTCGCAGTTCATTGCCGAGAAAATGGCTGTCCCGGCAGACATGGTGCAGGCCACCTTCGGCAGTAACTTCAAGATCGAGGAAGGCAAGGTCGTCGCTTATGACGCTCAAGGCCAGAAGGTCTTCAGTCGCTCCCGCCCAGGTGAGCTGGCCGACTTCAACGAAGCGCTCGAAACCCTCGTCTCGCAGTACCCGCACCGCGATCACATCCTCAAGGGCACCGGTGCTCAAGGCACAGGCGCCCACACGACCAATGGTCAAAAGCCCCAAACCAAGGGAAGCCTCGGCGGTGACAAGGCAGCGCGCCTGGAAGCCATCAAGGCCATGACCGCAGACGCTTAAGGAGCCAACATGGCACTTTCGAACATGAAGGTATTCAACGAATACCTCAAGCAAACCACCATCGAGACCCTGCAGCAGGACGTTGAGAAGTTCAACGCCGCGTCTGCCGGCTCGATCCGTCTTACCACCCAAGGTATCGACGGTGACTTCCTGCAGGAATCGTTCTGGGCTGGCCTGCATAGCGCTCAGCGCCGTGTTGACCGCTATGCCGCGAACGGCGCCCAGTCCTCGACCCCGCTGGCTCAGAAGCAGTATGACGCGGTGAAGATCGCCGGTGGCTTCGGCCCGATCATCTGGGAGCCCGCACAGCTTTCCTGGGTGCAGAAGAACCCGGAGGAGGCGCTGGAGGTCATCAGCCGCAACCTGTCCGAGTCGATCATGTCGGACCAGCTGAACACCGCCATCGCAGCCCTGGTCGCGGCCATCGGTAACCAGTCGGCAGCGGTGAACGACGTATCTGCCACCGCCGGCATCACCTACGTTGGCATCAACAACGCCCACGCTCTGTTCGGTGACGCATCCCAGCGCCTGGTGGCTCAGGTCATGACCGGTGCCATGTATCACAAGCTGATGGGGCAGAACCTGGCCAACGCTGAGCGCCTGTTCACCTTCTCGGGCGTCCAGGTGGTCGACATTCTCGGCAAGGCGGTCATCGTCACTGACGCTGCCGCGCTGTACGAGGCTGGTACCCCGAACAAGGAGAAGGTGCTGAGCCTGGCCGATGGCGCAGCGGTGGTGATGGACGGCTCCGACCTGATCACCAACATCGAAACCTCCAACGGCAAGGAGCGGATCGAGACCACCATGCAGGCCGACTACACCTTCGGGCTGGGCCTCAAGGGGTTCACATGGGATACCGCCAACGGCGGCAAGTCGCCGACCAACGCCGAGCTGTCCACCGGCACCAACTGGGATCTGGTGGCAAACAGCATCAAGGCCTCAGCTGGCGTCATGACCATCGGTGACGCCGCGCAGTAATCGGCATAGCGCCCTTCGGGGCGCATTCCTCAGGAGAACGCCATGAGCGAGAAAGTGATTTACGAGCAACACCCGGTCAGCGCCGAGCGCAAAGCCGAGCTGCGTCAGAAGGGCTACAAGATCATTGACGCCAAGTTCGCGCCAGAAGGCTACGAGCATCCGGAGCCGTCGAAAGAGGCCAAGGTGAGCAAGGCTGACGCCAAAAAGGCGGCCGCTGAGGCAAAGCAGAAGGCAGAAGAGCAAGCCAAGCAGAAGGCCGAGCTGCAGGATGCCCTGAAAGCCAAGGGCATCGAGTTCAGCCCTGATGCCAGCCTGGAAGACCTGCTGAAGCTGATCGAGGCCAAGTAATGACCATATACATCACCGTCGAGCAGGTGGACGCCCTGCTTGGGCCTACCTGGGCGCCCGACGACCAGAAGGCCAGGGCGGTGCTGATGGCCAACACCTGGCTTACCAATCTTGGCCTGCCTGAGTTCGACCCGGTACCGGACGACGTCATCCAGGCCGGTGCCGAGATTGCCCGAGAGGCTGCGGCTGGCAACATCTACGGCAGCAAAGAAACCGGCGTGCTGAGCAAGTCGGTAGACGCTGACGGCGTGTCCAGCAGCAAAACCTACTCGGAATCCTCTCGCGCCATCAGCGCCGGCGAGTCGTTCGCTCTGGCGCTGCTGGCGCATTACCTGAATGGCAGTGGCCAGACCAAGATCGTGAGGGGCTGACATGGGGCTTCGCGAGGAACTGCAGGCCGACCTGGCTCAGGCGTTCAATACGGACCTGGCTGACGTAGTGCTGGCCTTCACTGGCGAGTACATGGGGCCGGGCGTATGGGATCCGGTAAGCGAAACCACCACCTCCCAGCCGGTGACCTACACCGGGCGCGGGGTGCTGTCGCGCTACGAAGACAGCCGGATCGACAACGTGAACATCCTTGTGGGCGACTTGCGCCTAACCGCGCTGGCCAACGAGGTCACGGATATTCCCGAGGTCGGGCATACGGTCACCGCGCCAGACTTGATGGACCGCACCAAGCAGGTGGTCTACATGGTCAAGTCGGTGCGAGCTGATCCGGCCTCGGCCACCTATCGCGTGCAACTGAGGAAGTGACCCATGGCCAAGCAGGGATGGAGCGCACCGCCAAGCCTGTTCACCGGTCTGGTCGAAGAGGCCCTGACGCAGCGCGTGCGCGTCATTGCCCTGGCCATGCTCAACGAAATCGTTCTGCGGTCGCCGGTCGACACCGGGCGGTTCCCGTGGCAACAACATCGTCAGTGTTGGCGCCCCCGTGTACGCCAGCAGCACGAACGTCGATCCGAGCGGTTCGGACACCATCCAGCAGGGCGTCAGGGTGACGACCGGCCTTGAACCGTTCACACAGGTGTTCATTCAGAACAACCTCCCATACGCGGTACCGCTTGAGGATGGGCACTCCCAACAAGCGCCCGCCGGCATCTACGCGGTGTCGTTCAACAGCGTATCGCAGGCCTACTCATGACCTTCGAACAGATCCGGGCCATCGTCACTGGCCGCATGACGCAGTGGGCGGGCATCCCCGCATCCGCTGTCGACTATCCGAACAACCCGCAGGGGCCGTTCGATCCGGCCGGCAAACCCATCTGGGCCAGGCTGGCGGACGCTCCTGGCTTGGCCAGCGCACCAGAGGTCGGAATCGGCCCATGCGTTCGCCGGACCGGCATCATCATGGTTCAGCTGTTCGTGCCGAGCTACAAGGGCACCCTGGCCATCACCAAGGCCGCCGACACGCTGGTGCAGCACTTCGAGTTCTACAGCGACCCGACCGGGCCGTTTGAGTGCTACGCGGCCTCGGCCAGCACGATCGGCGATGACGGCCACGGCTGGTACCAGGTAAACGTCAGCCTGCCATACAGGGCCTACTGAGCCCCCTACTTGCACCGCCACATGGCGGTTTTTTTACGCCTATCGATAGGAGAAACCGCATGTCGAGCGGAGCCAAGGTCCAGCTGGCCTGGATCAAAGAAGTAACCCCCGGCGTGACGCCGGCCGGCGATTGGAACGTGCTGACGCGCATCAGCAACGGCCTGATGCCGACCTTCAACTCGGAAGAGAACAACGAGATCGGCTTCACCCGAATGTCGCAGGGCACCGCCCAGACTACCGTGGATGTGGGTGGCGATATCGAAACCAAGTGGCGCTACGGCGCGCTGGAAGAGTTCATGGCCTCCTGCTTCGGCAAGGCCTGGGCCAGCAACCAGCTCACCATGGGCGACGACCGTATCACCTTCTCGATCGCCTCCTACGCGACCGACATTGGCGTATCGTCCATCGCCCGCGGCGTGCAAGTCGCCACCATGAACTTCGATTTCCCAGGCGACAACGAGGTCACGGTCACCACGACCATGGCCGCGCGCGCCTGGGATGACAAGGGCGACAACACGTCGTTCATCATCAACGCCCAGCCCGAGGCCAGCCAGCGCCGCTTCAGCTTCAAGGACATCAGCGGCCTGAAGATCAACGGCGTCCAAGTGGGCGAAGACAACGCCTGCGTCGACAGCTTCAACCTGCAGTTCGACAACGCCGTGCAAACTCAGCGCTGCATCGGCAACGGCAACCCGTATCCGGGCAACATCATTGCCACTACCTTCACCCCGTCCGGCGCAATCACCATCAGCTGGTCGAAGATGGCCTACCAGCTGTGGAAGGCCCAGAAGACCAACGACGCGATCAGCCTGGAATTCACCATTGGCAACGCCGACGGCGGCTACAAGTTCCTGATCCCCGAGATGGAAGTTACCGCTGACTGGCCTGATGGCGGCTCCACCGAAATCATCCAGGTGGAACTGAACTACACGGCCCGCCGCGTAGCCCCGACCATCACCCGGCTGCCGGCACCGATCGTTGTGGCCGCCGTGGATGTCACCCCGGCCACCCTGAGCCTGGCCGTTGGCGCAACTGGCGACCTCGAAGTCGTGGTCACCCCGGCCGGTGCCAGTCAGCAAGTCGCCTGGACCAGCTCCGCCCCGGCCATCGCCAGCGTGAGCGAGACCGGCCTGGTCAAGGGCCTGACAGTCGGCACCGCCACCATCACCGCGACCAGCGCTGCAGACGGCACCAAGACCGACACCTGCGCTGTCACCGTAACCGCTTAACCCTTTGCCTGGCGCGCCCTGCGGTGCGCGCCGGGCCTTTTACCGCAGAGGAATACCATGGGCATCACCATTGCAAAGAAGCCTGAGCTGGATATCAACGGCGAGCGCTGGGTGCACTTCAAGGTCGGCGCCAATGGCCTGGCCGTGAAGTGCGACAAGGGGCCGGACACCGCCGCGATTTTGGTCGCATCCATCGCCAACCCGATCTACAAGTCGCACCAGGCCGTGATCCGCCGGCACCTCGCCGCGCTGAACCAGCAGGCCGGGGTGGGCACTGCCGGTTTCACCATCGACTCCATCCCCGACGTCGAACTCGAAACCGACGACGACCTGTTTCATCGACTTGGCCGCCAAGCACCTGATCAAGGACTGGCAGGGCGTCGACGTCGAAGAGCGCCCAGGCGAGCCCGCCAAGTACACCCCGCAACTGTGCAAGGCCCTAATCGAGCAGATGCCCAGCATCTACTTCCTGGCCCTGCGCACAGCCTTGGACATCGCCAAGCGCATCGAGGAGCAGGCCCAGGCCACCGCGGAAAAGCAGTAGCGGCATATCGCTGGGGTAGGGATTGGGCCGGGCCAGAGAACGAGAAAAAGCGCTGGAAGCATGAGCGCCTCGGGCTGGGTGCCCAGGATCCGCCTGAGATCGACGATGTGGTCGCGGAGATCCTGGAGGCCTACGGGCATATCGGTCGGTCACGGCAGTATGTCGGCATGATGGGCGCGCCGGCCCCGATCGCACCATCAGCGATCACCGAATACCTCGACCGCTACCCATCGGTGATATGCCGCGAAGAGTTTGACGCCGCTATCTTTGCCCTGGACGACGAGTTCCGTAAGCGGTGGGATGAGCAGCAGGAGAAAGAGAGCGTTAAGACCAGGCCCAAGAAGTAGCCTTGTCAAACTGTAGACCCGTTGGTCCGCGCAGCCCTGAAGTGATAGCATCCAGCCATACGTTTCTACAGGGATGACAATATGTTCGCAGTGAGATTCTTGGTTTTGGCATTTCTGGCTGCATACAGCATCGGGATGGGCACAGTACCGGCCAATGAGCTGAATGCTTTTGGCAAGCTGGTGGTGTTTTCAGGCCTGATCACCGTTCCACTGCTTTACATGCTGCCGACAATCGAAGCCAAGTTGCGCGGGCATACCAATATTGCCTCCATCGCGCTCGTGAACCTGTTCCTCGGATGGTCGCTGATCGGGTGGGTGGTAGCGCTGGTATGGGCCTTCAAAAAGCCAGAAGCAGCGCCGGCATTAGTCGTTGCCGAAAAAGAGATTCCGGTAGAACAGCCAGCCAAGGCTGCCACCAAAATCTGCCCGTTCTGCGCGGAAGATATCAAGGTGGAAGCCATCAAGTGCAAGCACTGCGGCAGCTCACTAGCGGTGAGCTAGCAACAAAAACATACAAGACCCGCTTCGGCGGGTTTTTTTATGCCCGGAGAAAGGTATGACCCAGGAATCCCGCCTGGCGGTAACGATCGACTCGCGGGGCGCAAAGCGCAATGCGGATGATCTCACAACATCCCTCGAGCGCATGGAAAGAGCTGGCGACGCAGCGGCCACCGCGGCAGATGGCGTGAGCAGCAGTCTTGATGATCAGCGGAAAGAGCTAGCCCAGCTGCTGGGCCAGATAAACCCAACTGTTGCCGCTCTTGGTCGTCTCGATGACATGCAGGAAAAGCTGGCGAAGCTGAAGAAGGCCGGCGTGGTCGAAAGTGACACGTTCGTCGAGTACACCCAGCGCATCAATACGATGCGAGAGGCGCTCGGTGAAACGACGACCAGCATGAACAAGGCCGGCATGTCAGCCAAGGCATACCAGGCAGCTTTGGCGCGGTGTTCCTGCTCAATTCACCGATATCGCAGTGAGCCTTCAGGGCGGGCAGGCGCCACTCACAGTATTCCTGCAGCAGGGTGGTCAGCTTAAGGATATGTTTGGCGGAGTTCTTCCGGCCGCCAAGGCTCTTGGTGGTTATGTCCTTGGCCTGGTGAATCCGTTTACTGTGGCGGCCGCAGCGGCTGGCACACTGGCTCTGGCCTACTATAAGGGCTCCGAGGAGTCTGAACGGCTGACGGATGCGATCATCCGAAATGGAAACGCAGCGGGTACCAGCTATAGCGAACTGGCAGGACTTGCAGAGCAGGTTGCTGCTACAGGAACGACTGTTGGCGCAGCATCTAAGGTTCTCGAGCAGCTTGCCGGAGCCGGAAACGCGCTCACTCCGATGTATGCGCAGATCACCAAGGCATCACTGGCCTGGTCGAAACAGACCGGGGAAGACGTTACTAAGGTGGTCCAGTCCTTCAATGAGATCGCTAAAGGTCCAGTTGAGGCGGTGAAGAAGCTCGATGCAGAGCTCAACTTCCTAACTGCAAGCCAGTACGCGAACATCATCTCCCTGGAAAAGCAGGGAAAAACAATTGATGCCGCAAGGACGGCTACCGATCTTTATGCTACTGCATTGAGCTCCAGGTCGGCAGAGATGGAGAGCAATCTCGGATCGCTCGAGTCCGCCTGGCAATCCCTGGGCAGTTTCGCTAAGAAAGCCTGGGATGCGATGCTTGATGTTGGTCGGAAGACGACGCCAGAACAGGAACTGGCAGAGATCTACAAACAGATCGCTGAAGCTCGGAAGACCATCAGCAAATATGGATCGGCCGCAAGCAGTCTAATGGGAGTTAACCCTGACAGCCTGAAAGCACTGGAAAAACGAGCCACTGAGCTGCAGGGCCGAATTGCCGACAACGCCTGGAAGGCGTGGGAAGGAAATACCAACAAATTTGTTCAAGACGCCGGCAAAAAAGGCGTGGATCTGATCAACTCGACGTTCACTGCCGCGCAAACCCAGACCCAGAAGCTGCAGAAACAGCTGGAGGAACTCGACAAGGCCCGCGCCGATGCGATGGCGGCAGGCGGCTTCAATTCTGAGCAAGAGACAAAATACGCCACGGCCCGCAAGAACATCGAGCAGGAAATCGCGGACATTAAAATCACGCGAGGCGAAGAAGAGCGCACCGAAGAACGTCAACCGAGGCGTGGCTGAGGCGGAAAACACCTTCGCTCGTCTGTATGGTCAGTACGACCCAGCAGCCCAGGCCGCTCGGGCGCTGACCAAAGAGCAGACCCAGCTTGATCTGGCGCTGAGCAAGGGCAAGATCACCCAGGAGGAGTACAGCAAGGCGCTGGCTCAGGCTTCGATCAACTACGCGGCCGCATTGAAGGGCGCACAGGGTCTGACCGCTGTCGAGCAGTACCGCGCCCAGCTGCAGCGCCAATTGGTGAATGAGCAGGCCCAGTACCAGCTTGATGCCGCCAGCATCGGCATGGGTGACCTGCAGGCCTCGCGCATGCAGCAGCGCCTTAACCTTGAGATGCAGACCAACGACCGCCTGCTGCAGCTGCAGACCGAACTGGCCAACGCCACGGACGAGAAGCAGCGCCAGGCGCTACAAGGCCAGATCGACGCCATCAACGAGTTCCTGCCGCAGCAGCTTGCAGCAATGCAGGCCGGCTGGGCGCAGATTGACCAGGCCATGCTCAACCCTATCAACGGGTGGACGGCTGCGGTGCAGAACTTCGGAAACCAGGCTCGGGATATTGCGGGTCAGACGCAGTCCGTGTTCTCAAGTGCTTTCGGATCAATTTCGCAGGGACTGACAGACGACATCATGAACTTGAACCTGTCATTCCAGAGCCTGGGTGACTTGGGCAAGGACGTGCTTCGGGATGTTGTAGCCGGCTTCGTTAAAATGGGCGTCCAGATGGGGCTTAATGCCGCACTGGCTGCAACCCTTGGAACGGCCACAGCCGGTACGTCCATCGCGCTGGCAGGCACAACAGCTGCCGCCTGGGCCCCTGCTGCAGCACTGGCCTCCCTCGCCAGCTTCGGTGGGAACTCAATTCCTGCTGCAGCTGCGCTTACCTCGACTACTGCGCTGGCCACGACGCTGGCGGCGGTTCCCGGCTTCGCAACCGGTGGCTACTTCACCGGATCTGGCACAGGAACATCCGACAGCAACCTGGCGAAGATCAGCAATGGCGAGTTCATCGTCAACGCCGCAGCCACGAAGAAGAACCGAGCACTGCTTGAGGCAATCAACTCTGGCGAGCGAGTTTCGACATCTGGCGGGTCTGGATCGGGCAATGGCATGGCGGCAATGCCTCAACCAATTGTCCAGATCTTTGAGGATCCCTCGAGAGCCGGAACATCTCAGGTAACACGGGAAGGAAATCAAGACTTCATCAAGGTGTGGGTCGCCAGTGTTATGGGTGACGGCGAGGCAGATCAGGCCCTGCGGGCGAAATACGGACTTCAAGGGGTTGGCTCATGATCGAGTACCCAGTAGAACTGCCGCTACCGCTGCAGGATGGATACGCGCTGGACACCCCTATCGACCCGATGCTGCGGACATTGATGCAGTCTGGGCGGGCAAGGCAGCGGCTGAATTTCGATGAAGTACCGTACCTGATCAACGCCAAATGGAACTGCGACCGCAACCAGATGGCGTTCTTCCAAGGGTGGTACGCCCGCGAGCTGGTGCAGGGGGTTGAGTGGTTCAAAGCCACCCTCCTGACGCCAATCGGCTTCAAGGAATACGAGTGCAGGTTTACGGGTCACTACACTGGGCCGTCGTTGGTGCAGGTGAGCCGCTGGGAATTTTCGGCGGTCCTTGAGCTGCGCGAGCCGCCATTGATGAACCCGGGCTGGGAGGACTTCCCGCAGTACTGGTTCATGATGAACATCATCGACCTGGCGCTTAACCGCGAATGGCCACTGATGCACTTCGATTATCCAACCTACGCAGCGGCCATGGCAGCGATCAGAACCATGCGCCCTGGTTTACAGATCACGATTGAAACAGACGAGACACAGGGAGGGCAGCATGCCGTTTACAACGTCGTGCGCGCTGATAGCCCATCGCTCAGTCTCGACTTCATGGCCCAGGTCTACAAGGTTGGGCAGCCAAACGACTACCTGGTATTGGTGAGGGCCTATGGAAGCTAAAGCATTCGCGGACTTGATCAATTTTTCGAGGTCGTCTGTCGCGTCGTATTTCAATGCAGCTGGACTATTGGTGCAGGCTGCTGTCAATGAGCCGCGTTTTGATTATGACCCTGCGACCCTGCTGCCGCTCGGCCTGCTGCTCGAACCGCAGCGGCAGAACACGTTCACGTATTCGCAGGACTTCGGCAACGCCGCATGGACCAAGACCCGCAGCACGGTGACCGTTGGGCAGACCGCCCCAGACGGCACGAGCACCGCGTATACGGTCACGGTCACCGACGCGGGCGGGTCCAACTACCTGTACCGCCAGAACATCGCCTGGACGGCAGGTATCACCTACAGCTTGAGCGTATACGCCAAGGCCGGCAACCAGCCCATTGTGTATCTGCAAATGCTGCCAACGGCGTTCGGCGGCACGAATCAAGTCAACTTCGACCTGACCGGAAATGGCAGTTTCGTTGTAGTTGGTGGCGGTAGCGCGGGCACCGTGGCCAGGATCGAAAAGCTTGCCAACGGCTGGTTCAAGCTGTCCATGACCTCAACATGCACTGTTACTCAACCTGCGGCCAACTGGATCGTCTTCTCGCAGCCTGTCACCCTCAACAGCAGTTACATCGCCTGGGGGGCGCAGATGGAAATCGGCTATGGGGCTACGTCCTATATCCCGACCACTGCCGCAGCAGTCATTCGCAACATTGATACCGTGTATTGTGATACGAGTGCATGGCTGCGGAACGGTGAGGGCACCCTGTACACCGAAGCGGTTTCGTATGGTGGGCAGACGTTCGTCGCGGCCCTCGGCACCATCGCACCCTCTGGCCCGCGTATCGCCAACTGGCGCAACATCGCAGGCTCGGTGAACAGTCAGGTGGTTGCGGACGACCTGTCCGTGTCGTTCAGCGCAACACCAGTTATTGCGGGCGTGGGGGTACTCATGAAGCACGCCACCACGTACCGGCGCAACGATTTCCAGGCGTCTGTGAACGGGGTTCTGTCTCTCGTCGATACCAGCGGAGAAGTGCCAACCCCGTCCCGCCTTTCGCTAGGCGCCAGGGGTATCGTTGGCGATGCCATGAACGGACACCTGCGCCGGCTGGATTACTATCCATACCGTCTCAGCGCCTCAGAACTCCAAGCGATCACAGCATGACGACACTTCAAGACACATACCGCGAGGCGATTGCTTCCGGCGGTAAGGAAGCGTTCGTCCGCACGCTGGAGATCACCTGCCCAGCCTGGGATTCGCCGGTGCTTATCTGCAACGGCTTCAAGGACCGGGCATGCGGTACAGAGGACGGGCGCCTGCTCACCTTTACAGCAGCAAACATTGGCATTGCGCTACCGCAGAAGAACAACAAGGGCAATCAGGCCCTGGCATTTGCGGTGGACAACACAACAGGTGAGGTTCAGCGAAAAGCTGATCTGGCCCTCGACGGCAATGCCCGGGTCACCGCGATTTATCGGGTCTACCTGGCCAGCGACACCTCGGCGCCGTGCGAAAGGCCATACCGAATGAGCGTAGACAGCGACTCGTTCGAGCAGAACCAGGCAACTCTCCAGTGCGGCTTCTTCGATGTCATCGGCACCGGTTGGCCACGCGCGCTTTACACCACCAAGTTCGTACCTGGCCTAACCTACCTCTAAGGGCAATCCCTATGGAATGGATCAACACATACCTGTCCTGCAGGTATGAGGACGGCGCTCGCGGTCCAGAATTGTTCGATTGCTGGGGGTTGGTGCGGGACGCGCGCCATCGTCACCTGGGCAAGCGCCTGCTGCCCAGTTGGGGGCATATCCGCAATACCGAGCCCAAGGAGTTCACTCGGGCCTATCGGGCCGAAGCCGAGCACATGGAGGTTTGCCCACCAGAGCCTGGGGCGATCGCTGCGGTAATGCGAGGCCTTATCTGTGTGCACGTGGCCCTAGTTGTTGAGTCGGGCAACCGGCTCAAGGTGCTTGAGATCAACCCATCACGAGGCGCCCGCTGCCTGCCGCTTGCTCAGTGGGAGCGTGACCACAACACCGTTATCTACTACCGGGACCGACAATGATCGAAGTCTTCCCCAACAAGATCGTGCCATTCCCGGCCGAGACTTATCAGGTCGAGGCACGCCAGAGCCTGCTGGCTTGGTTCCAGGCAGATGGCCTGCCGGCAAACGTAGAACCCGCAGCGCTGCCCCTGAGCGTCTTCGTCAACGGGGAGCGTGCGCTTCCAACCCAGTGGGCCTCCATTGAGTTCGGCCCTGAAGATCGTGTCGAGATTTACCGCGAGCCAAAAGGCACTGATCCGTTCTCCATTACGCTGGCCCTTGTGTTCGGTGCTAAGGCGGTACTGACTGCGCTGATGCCGAAGATGCCTTCGCTGAACAGTGGCGGAAACACAAAGCGCGGTAACGACCTTGGCCTGGCCACGGTGAAGGGTAACCAGGTAAAGCTGAACGCCGTCATCAGGGAGATTGCTGGCCGTCAACGCCCGTTCCCAGATTACGCCTTGCCGCCGAACCGGTATTTCGACGATCCGCGCTCCCAGTGGAGCGAGATGTTGCTTGTTGTTGGCCGTGGTAGCTATGACATTCCATTGAGCAGCGTGCTGATCGGTGACACTCCGGTCATTTCCCTGGGCGCCGATGCGCAGATGGTGATCTATCAACCAGGCGATGACCTTTCCTACGAAACTGCCGCTAAGTGGTGGCACTCCGCGCCTGAAGTTGGCGCAACCTCTACTGGTACTGCAGGTATCGAGCTGAAGGCCACGTACGCCGTAAACCCAGTTCCGGCGGCACAGTCGTTTCAGTTCGCAGGGTACACGGTCACAGTTCCCGTAGGCGCTGGCCAGTTCCCGGAAGGCTGGGCTGCAGGGATGTTGGTGCGCATCGAGGTCTCCTATCCGTACGACGTCGTTGAGGGTGGGGCCGGGCGAGATATCATTCGTGGAAACCTTGACCAAATTTCGCCATACGTCGGGATGCCGATCGAGATCACCGGCGCGAACGCCGGCAACTACACGGTGGCCAGCTACACCCCTGGTGTGGGTAGTGCTCCCGACGAGATGACACTGGATTGGCAGGATGGCGGTCCTGCTACAGGGCTGCAGGTCGGTACCGCTCTGCAGATGGGGATAGGATTCCGTGGTCTGAGGTACCGCATCACTTCCGCCAGCACGGCTGCGATCACTGTAGAGCGGCTCAACGCCGCCGGCGTCGCGGACGCAACCTGGCCAGGGTTCGACGCGCTGACAACCTCTACGGCAGTACTGCGCCTGGACGGCTCTACGCAAGAGGGCGATTGGTCTGGGCCTTTCCCGGCGTGCCCGCCAGGCACGAAGACTAGGCGTATTGCATGGGACATCTTCTTTCCGCAGGGCCTGGTTCGCGTAGGCGGGAAGGGCGACATGAATCCGCTGGAAGTCACCGTAGAAATGCAGTACCGAGACATCACGACGGCAGGAGCCTGGACCTCGGAAACAAAGATTTATTCGGCCGCCACGCTCGACCAGCTCGGCTTCACCAACTACACCAATTTGCCTTCGGAAATCCGGCCAGAAGTTCGCATCCGCAGGATCGGCGCGAAGTCGACCAGTACGCAGGACGCGAACACCGTGCAGTGGTATGGCCTGCGATCCAACCTTGATGCTCCTGTCAAATACGAAGGTGTCACCATGATCGCCCTGCGCGTGAAGGGAGGGAATCGGATCGCTTCGCAGTCGGAAAGCCAAGTTTCCTGCATCGCAACCCGAAAGCTGCCGACACGAAGAGGTGGAGTCTGGACTGCTCCTGAGCCAACCCGCGACATTTCCGCTTGGTTCGGCTATATCGCTCAAAGCGTCGGCTATTCGATCGAGGATGGAAACTCCGACATCGACTTGGCTGAGCTTGACCGTTTGCAGGCCATATGGACCGCTCGAGGGGATTACTATGACCGCACCATTGAATCGGCGAGCACGGTTAAAGCCTGCATGATCGAAGCCCTGCAGGCAGGTTTTGCGGAGTTAACTATTGACCGCGGCCTTTTGCTGCCGGTCAGGGATGAGAAGCGCGGCCCGGACTTCGATCACGAGTATTCCCCGCTATTCAACCCGCAGGTCATGACCAAGCCGCTGAAGCGCGAGGCTGAGCACGTCACCGCCGATGACTTTGATGGCGTGGATGTTGAGTACCTCAGTTCTACCACCTGGCAGATAGAGACGATTGAGTGCCGACTGCCAGGGGATCTCGGCTTACGCACTGAGAAGATCAAGGTCGAGGGCATCAGCGATGAAACTCGGGCGTGGCGCTACGGCATGCGCCGGCGCCGTCAGCAGGTCTATCAGCGTAAGCGCTACAGCTTCTCGACCGAGCTGGATGCCTTGAACAGCGGTTATCTCGACTATGCCTTGCTCGGTGATACCACTCCAGGGTACGGGCAGAGCGCCATGCTCAAGGGCTTCGCACCGATGGGAAGCCAGCAAATTCTGGTCTCTTCCGAGCGGCTCATCTGGACGCCTGGCGCCGAGCACTGGGTGGCGCTGCGCCGGAGAGATGGCAGCGCCTCCGGGCCGTATGTTGCAACCCGGGTTGATGACTATCGCATGACCATCAGCGGACTGGACTTCACTCCCGTGCTCGACAGTGCCATGGACCCGCCCGTCCTTCAGTTTGGGCCGAAGGCGATGTTCTGCTATCCGGCGCTCATCAAGGAAGTGAATCCCAGCGGCACCGTGAGCTGCAACGTAATGGCGGTGAACTACGACGAGCGCGTCTACCTCGATGACGACAACTTCCCGCCGGTCTAATCGGCTCAATTTGAGTATGCCCGCCATGAGCGGGCTTTTTTTCGCCTGGAGACAGCATGCGATACGACACCGGCAATCTTGTTGAACCATATGGATCGAGTGATCCGCGGGACCTGGACGACAATGCCAAGAACATGGACCTTGCGCTTAATGGTGAAAATCCATCCTGGACAGATAGAACCGGCGCACCTCGAAAGAGCTGGCGGGGCCTGGAGCAGCAAGTTACCGCCTACCTCATTGCTTCAGGATACGAGTCGGCCTACGTCTCTTACGCAGCTGGCGCCATCGTTCAACGTCAAACCCAGCTCGTTCAGCGAAACGGTGATCTCTACCGAGTGATCAACGCCGCTGACCTTCCGCTCACCTTATCTGGAACGTGGGCTACTGATTCGCCGAAGCTCCTTGCAGTCGGCGACCAGGCGCTGCGGCAGCAGCTCGGGGAAGGATTCCGGCAGAAGATCGACGGTAGCTTCTATCAGCCGAATGATGTGGATCTTTCGGGCTCTACCGACCAGAGCGCAAAGATTCTCGGCTACTTGAACACCTACAAGCGCGTCAGACTGCCGGCAGGTGCGATCAAGCTCTCCAATCTCATCGTTCCGAGCGGTTGTAGCCTTATTGGTGCCGGCAGGACTGATCTGAACCGAGTCACAAAGGCGTGGTTGCCAGGCGGAACCACGATCTTAGGGACAATCCAGGTTACTGGCTCCCAGGGCTGCGTGATTGGCGCCATGAACATCGATGCCTACGCATTGGGTGGAAACGCGCTCGCAGGTGTCAACTCGAGTACCCGTGACCACTACATCTACGAGGTCAACACCAGGGCAAATGACCACGGGCAACTGTGGGAGCAGAACGCCACTGGGGCAGCGCGTGGCAAAGGCGGCAATATCTTCGTGCGCGACTGCAAGCACTATGACGGGCCCAACGGCTTCGTCTCGAAGATGAAAGATGTCACGTTCCTACGGTGCCTTGCTTATGATGTTACTGTGCAGGCCCATGTGGCCGTGTCGGACAACATCAATGGTGCTGGCGTATACAGTCGAGCAGAGAACACCCAGTTCATCGACTGCGGCGGGGATGGCTGCAATATCGGCCTGACCATTTACTCTCGTGACGCATTTAGCGCTTCAAACGCGAATGGGGTGGCCGGTACCATTGGGACTTACTGGCGCGGCACACACACCAACGTTACCGCAGGCTTCATTCACGTCGGGTTGTTCCGTCCGGTGGACGCAGGCACCACGGCGCTGTTCAACGACCAGGTGACGATCGACGGCGGCCAGTATTTCAATGCCCCATTTTTTGGAATCAGGTTCGACGATGCCGCGCGCCCGCGAGTGCTGGCCGGGCACTTCCAGAACTGCGCTAACCCAATAGTCTACGGCGACCAGGTGGTCGATCCTTATGTTTCACCAGCGGTCAGCTGCTATGGATCGATCAACCCCGGCATCCTGTCGCCGTTCATCGTTGACGCGGGCACAGCCGCGGCGATCAATGTCGACATTGTGGGAAGCCTGCTAATCCTGCAGCGCAGTGCTGCATCCACCGTGACGCAATTGGTTACTTCGGCACGCACTCGACGGCTGAAGGTTTTGGTAGACGACAACGTGACAACCCTGGCCATCGCCGGTCGGGCCATTGCCGGTAAAGGTTCCACCATTGAGTTGTTATGGGATTCGGTTACATCGGCCTGGACGGTGATCGACGCTGGCAGTCAGCTTTCCGACTCAGAGGTTCCGTTCCCATACACCATCAACCTCAGTTTGTTCTGGCGCTCGAAAGCTGCCTACATCGAAATGACCGGTAACATCAACTGGCTGGATGTTTCAGGCTCAAACGTACCGAAGGGAACCACAGTTACGCTTCGCCTGAAGGCAAATGCAGCGTATAGCGTTAACAACTGGACTGGCGTCACTTGGGGGGCTATCACGCCGGTTGGAGCAATCGCAGCTGGTGTAACAGTAGTCATCCAGATGTACTACACGGGCTCGACATACCTGGTGGTTGCCGTAAATCGGTACTGACCCGTGTATATTGCGCGCATCGAATAAAGGAGTTGATGATGCGCGTCGCTGTTTTTCTTGCGTCAATGGCTTTCAGCCTTTCCAGCTTCGCTGGGCTCAAGTCGCAGTTGGATGACCACCTTGCATGCCCGGCGCCGGAGCCTGGGCAATATCGCATTCTGTTCATCGGCGACAGCATCACCCGCCACTCATTCAGCGAAGAGACTATTCGCAACCTCGGGTGGGGGCACGTATCCGGCATGGCCGCCACCAGCGACAAGATGGACTTCCCTGCCGTTGTTTCTCGTTTGATTCAGCAGGATCGAGGTCAGCCGGTTGTGCGCTGCTATCACACCTATGGCGGTGGCGGCAGCATTGCCGAGCGAATCCAAGGCTTCAAGAATGTTGTCGACACGAAGCCCGACTTGGTGGTGATCCAGCTCGGCGAGCACGATGATGCCGAGGCCGATGTCTACAAGTTCCGCTTCGATTACGCCCGCTTGATGGACATGGCCAAGGGTATGTCCAGCCACCCGAAGGTAGTTGCCGTCGGTCCTTGGTACCCATCTGCGCTGGAGTCGAATGGGGTATACCCTTCTGATCAAATTAAGATCGACACCGAGATGCGCTCAATCGCCGCGTTCAAGCGAGTTCCGTACAGATCCGTCTCCGACATCGCCTCGATCCTCGGGACGCAGGGTCGCGGAACATCAGCCGGCGTAATGTGGCACCCGAACGATTATGGGCACTCACTGTACGCGCAGAAGATATTCGAGATGTACAAGCAGAACTGACCCTAATTCCGAAATTCCTACAGCCCGCCCAGTGCGGGCTTTTTTGTGCTTGGAGAAAACATATGACCACACCCCGCGGCGTCCGCAACCGGAACCCCGGCAACATCGATTACAACCCGCGCAACGCTTGGCAGGGCCAGCTCGGCCTGGAAGAGAGTGTGTCCAAGCCGCGCTTTGCTCGCTTCGACCATCCAGAGAACGGCATTCGCGCGCTGGGCAAGCTGCTGATCAACTACCGTGGCAAGGATGGTATGCCCGGGGTGGGAGGGAAGGGCATCGATACGGTGCTCGAAACGATCAATCGCTGGGCGCCTAGCAACGAGAACGACACCCAGGCCTACGCCTCGGCCGTGGCCAAGCGCCTGGGTGTGAAACCGACTGACCCGATCAACATCAAGGATCCGGCCACGCTGCGCGGAATGGTGCTCAGCATCATCATCCACGAAAACGGCGGAAATCCTTATCCAGACGCCATCATCAATGAAGGCGTACGGCGGGCGCTGGCATGACCTGGCTCGGCGCGGTCCCGGCCTGGTGCTGGTGGCTGATCGCCCTGGTGCTGGTTGCCGGCGGCCAGCAGTACCGGGTATTTGTGGCCCGGAGCGAAACCGGGGCTGCTCGCATCGAGCTGGCTGACTACCGCCTGGAGGTGTCCGAGCGTGACCGGCGCGCTGCGGCCAAGGCAAGAACCGAAGAACAGCGCCGCCAAGCTGTGGCGGACAAGGAGGGCGAGAGTGCGCGGAAACAACTGGAGCTGGCCCAAGGCCGCGCCACTGCTGCTGAGTCTGCTGCTGGTGGGCTGCGCGGGGAAATCGCCAGACTGCGGAATGGCCACCGAGCCACCTGCGATACCATCACTACCCAGCAGCGCCAGGCAGGAACCTCTGCCGTCGTGGTGCTCGGGGGATTGCTTGAAGAAGCTGACCGAATGGCGGGCAGCTGCGCAGCAGCGCTTGAGCGAAGCCGAATAGCCGGCCTGGCGTGCGAGGCCGTCGTCGATGGAATCCGCCGTGGCGGTGAGTAGCTATATAAAGGAAGGGAAACGGTCGGCAGAACGCCGGTAGAGGGGAGCAGGAAGCGTGGGACAATTCTGGGACATTGAATGTCCCAAATGATGATGAATCAAGATGCAGGAAAATGATGGAAACCCCAATAGATACAAAGGGTTGATAGATTTGCTCCAATAAAATATCAGGTTGAGACCGGATTGCAAATCCGTCTACGCCGGTTCGATTCCGACCTCGGCCTCCACCATTCGAAAGCCCCGCAGATTAACGTCTGCGGGGTTTTTCTTTGTGCTTCGAAAAAGCGCTGTTGTCGGGCGGCAAAGCGCGAATGCGCATAGGTCAAACCGATGGAGAGGTTTCTTTGAGTGGGTTCAAAGAGGCTTGGGCCAGGCCCGGCAGTTGAGCAAGCGATGAATCTTCGATAAGCCTGCTTCGGCAGGTTTTTCTTTAGATGGAGTTTGGCCCTGACCTGTAACAGGTTGACCGGCTAGCCCTCAGGTAGGCTTGCCCCGCAGATGAATTCATTCGACCCAAGCCGGTGTGACCCATACTCGACCACGTAGCCAGCACCGTGTCGCTCTGCTTCAACCTCGGCAGTGTGCTGATCGGCAAACACGTCGACAAAATGCCATGGATGCCGGTCGCGTAGCACGCCCCATCCAAGCACCCAGCCTGGATTGCCTGGGTCAGGTGGGAGATTTTTGGCGAGGCTGCGAATCGTCATGTGCATCCCTTGAAAAGCTAAGCGGTTTTCTTTGAACCTCGTGCCACGATTATTGGTCAGCACCAGAGATGAGCTTGCTTTTGTACCGAGGCATTTCCGCCAGCATTTCTGAAACGTTTGCAAGCTATCGTTGATCGTAACTCACCAACGACGGAGTCAGGGAATGGATTATTCCAGCATGGTTGAATCGTTGGACAAGATACTGAAAGAAGCGGCTGCCGATTCCGATAGTGGGGCAGCGCACCGCTGCCTGCTGAAGCCCGAAGCTGGCGCTCACCGATGCATTCGCAGCCATTCGTCCGCCACGTCACCCATGGTTAACGGCGTGCCACTCTTTATCCAGGCCATGAAGGCACGGTCGAACTTGAATGCCGCCCCGCACTCGGTGAGCAGAAACTGACGTACCTTCTGCGTATTTCGGTAATGCTTGTCCAGCGGCGTGGCGCGAGTAATCGGCCCGGCATGCCAATCGAAACTCATGGTCTGTTCCTTGACTACTGAGAAGGCAAAAAGCCCGTAGATGATCAC